CAGGTGCTCAGCCTGCCCAACACCCAACTCTACCAGGACAAGGACGAGGAAGGCTGGGTTCGTCTTCCCTTCTCTGTCGAATCCGGCAGCAACTCGTCCATCGTCGACGTGATGTGGATCAACATCGTCTCGGTCGACTTCGGTGAAGGTGGCAACACCGAGTACAAGCTCTGGTTCGGCAACGACTCGGGTGACTTCATCGGCGCGGGCGACGGTTCCGACCTGGCAGAGGACAAGATCCTGGGCACCGACTTCCGTCAGTTCGTGCTCAAGTCGGGAACGCGCTTCGTTACCCTCACGTACCGGAACAACGGTTCGGCACGTGCCAGCATCTCCCTCCCGTTCCGCGGGAAGGCGTAAGGAGAAAGAAATGACCGTCGGCAAACCCATCGTCACGTTCTTCGTGGCGTTCATCATGGCCGTCATCGGCTTCTGGGATGACCACTACATCAGCGCCCTCGAGTGGACCAACGCTGGTCTGGTGTTCATCTCCCTGTTCGGTGTCTACTTGGTACCGAACCTCACGGGAGGTGCTGCGAAGTACGCCAAGCTTGGCGTCGCAGCCTTCGGTGCAGCCGGCACCTTGCTCGTTACCTTGCTCGCGGACGGCGTGACCACCGCGGAATGGATCCAGGTCATCGTGGCCTTCTTGGGTGCATTGGGGGTGGTCCCGCCGAAGGCGCCGCAGTACCTGCTGTCGTCCGGGACTCTGAAACGCGCGATCACGTAATTCTATCCCCGCAATCACCACAAGCGCCCCTCCTCGGGGCATAAGGAAGCCCGCCACCTTGCGCTGCGGGGCGCGTATCCTCCGGGTGGCGGGCTTCCGTCTGTGTTACTTCAGGCGGTTCAGAAGCTCTCGATGGCCCATCTTGAACGTCCGGTAGTGCAGAAGGTGCGCGGTGGCGTCGTTGATGTGCATGCTACCAGGTCGATACAGCCCGATCTTCTTCAACTTGTCGGGGTTCTTCTGCTTGAACCAGAACCCCTTCCCCTCGGAAGCCGTCTGAAACACCACACGCTGCGTTCCACCTGACTGTTCCAGAGCGAGCATCCTCTGCATCTGGAACAGCTTCAGGACTCCGATGTACTCCTTAGAGTCCAGCACGATGTTATCACGCTGGGAATCACGAGGGTTGCGACGGTACTCGAACGATTCACATACGATGATATAGTTCGTCGTTTGAAATCGACCGAGCATGTCGAAGAGGACGTCGTGGTGGGCCACAGGACCGAGTTCACCCTGGTGCCACTTCTCATCGAACCATTCCTCGCCGCCGTCGGGGTTGAGGATCAGGTTTGCCCGCCACAACGCGTAGCCAGTCGTTCCTCCCGGGTCGAGAGCCAGGATACTCGTCACGCCGCTGCGTAGGACCAATGAGTTCAAGGTTTGCCCCTTCCACTTCGCCTCCGAGGATTCGGAAGGCTTTGACGCAGACGATGAAGTTGGAGTAGTCGGCTCGTTCGGTCCACCCCTCGCTGAGGTAGATCTTATCCGTACGCGGATCGATCCTCTGAGCCGTCTCAGCACGGTGCATGTACTGCATCGCCTGCTCCCCAGTCACAGGGTGTCGACCATCGCCACGCAAGTTGACTGCGTGGCACAGATGAGTGAACCTCACCATATTTAACGCCACCACATAGATCACGGCGTGTGGTCTCCTTTCGGCTCTCACCGGTGCTGACGGATATAGTTTGTGCGAAGAGACTCTAGTTAGACTAGCGAGGATCTTGCCCCTACTCCTTATACGTGGGGCTATGACTAAATTAGTCTACGTTGAGTCTAGATAGGTTAGACACGTTATAGACTTAGGAGCTACCCACGTTGAGTTTCTCGTTCTCGAACGTGGCGATCTGCTCCAGAGTCTCCTGTTCCATCGCCTGGTATTCCCGAATCTTGTCCTGAATGGAAGCGAGCTTCTGCTTCAGCTTCTTCAGGTCGGTCTTGACTTCCGCCAGCTCGAGGTTGTCGATCCGAATGTCACGCTTGTTGCGGTTCTTGAACACCACACGCTCGGTGCCAAGAAGCGGACGACCCAGCTTCTCCTCCATCAGCATCCGGTGGGTCAGGATCCACCCCCGAGCCGTCTTCGTGTAGTGGTAGCCATTTGCGCTCCACCGCTCGTCGCCGACTGCTGCTGCAGCTCCTCGGGCCATTACAGTTCACCCCATCGGGTTCCGTAGGTGACGTCCACTTCGAAGGGGACGTAGGTCGTGTACTTGGCAGCCTCTTCGAGCATGACCTGCCTGACAAGCTGGGCCACCATCTCCTTGTCTTCTTCCTTGCACTCCCACACGAGGGCGTCGTGAATGAGAAGGCGGAAGAAAGCGATGCCGCGGAGCATCGGACGGAGACGGACGAAGGCGCTGAGGCAGATGTCAGAGGCGGTACTCTGTGGCTTGAACGACAATCCTTCCTTCAGGACGTCGTCACGGTTCTCGTTCGTGATAAGCATGAAGCGCCGAGAACGTCCGAAGGCTGTGACGAGATCCTTACCATCGAGGATCTGCTGCTGTGTCTCCTGCTGCCAGGCAACAGTTGCGGGGATGAGACTCTTGAAGATGCGGACGCCCTCTTCGGCTTCGTGCACAGGGATCTCGTACTCACGAGCGATCGAGTAGTGAGTACGGCCGTAGCCCAGTCCGTAGAAGTACGCTTTCACACGAATGCGTTCTTCCTTGTCAAACGGCGCTTCGTGGTGGTAGATGTCCCTGCCGAGCTCGTCGAACAGGTCTCGGTCGGGGTCGCAGAAGATCCTCTGCAGGTACTCGTCTTTAGCCTCCGTGCAGATTACGCGCCCTTCTGCCTGTTTGAAGTCGGCTTGACCGAGAACGTTCCCTTCTCTTGTGACTGTGAACTGGTTGCGGATTCGCTTGTCACGGACAACATTCTGAAGGTTAGGGTTTCGGCTCGCCAGCCTTCCACTTGTAGTTCCATGCAGTAGGTACGTCGTGTAAACCCGTCCTCGATAAGTACGGCTACGAAGTCCCTTGATGAATGTACCGTGGCGCTTAGTCTTGTATCGATGATCGAGGAGGAGCGTGAGAAACTGACCGACTTGAGACGTCGGCGCAAACTTCGGTTGAAGCCTTTCCAGCGTGTCCTTACTTGTATCCTTGACCCTAATCTTCTTATCACTGAGGAACTCCCTTACCTGCTTGGGGCTCCGAGGGTTGATACCTCCACCCCGTACGTCGTAGTCCTTGTCAACAACTGCGTCGATCTTCTCTTCCAGCTCCGACAGCTCGCCGGTGTACTCTACCGACAGGTCCAGGCTGTACTTCTTGTCGAAGGCAACACCGTTCAGTTCGACGAACTTCAACTGGTTGCCAGCCCGAACAAGGAAGTCGTGAAGCCCTCGGAGGGTCTTGAAGCCCTCCATGGCTTTGTCAGGATCACTTACAGGAGCGTCGAGTTCCTTCTCGAAGAGCTCCCACAGGTCCCAGGTGACTGCATCGTCGTAGGCGTTGTACTTGTAGAGGATCGGTCGAGGAATGTTCGCGTAGTTCTTGTTCTCCCCCAGGTACGGTGCGATCTCGTCCTTCCAGCTAGGCGCCCCCAGAAGCTCCACACCCAGTGTCTCGAGGTCGTGTCCTCCTCGACGTTCGTCGGTGACGTAGTGAGCCAGCATCGTGTCGCCGTGGACGTCGACGTTGCCGATAAGAGGGTACAGTCCCTCACAGTCGAACTTGCCGTTCTGTGCGATAAGAAACTTGGAAGCGAAGAGTTGCTTCAGGGCATCCAGTACCAGCTTCGACTGGCAAGCGTTTTCCCCGAAGACAACCACCTTGCCTTTGGCGTAGCAGATGCCGATGCAGAGCATCTGGTAGTGGTTCGGGTGAACGAACTCCTTGTCCTTGTCGATGCCGGTCTCGATGTCGATGACTAGCTTCGGAAAAGCTTCCCCCATAAGCTGCGCAATGACGTGGAGAGCGCCCTCCTCATCATCAACGGTTCGCCATTCAGGCGGAGTCCAGGTGGTGGGGGGCAGTTTAATTTTGCCGACGTCGAGGAGAAGATCCTTGAACGCGTCTCCATTCCGAAGGCAGTACGCGGGGTGGACAGTAGGAACGATCTCGACGTCTGTCCTGTATGCTCGGCGGCGCGGACCAACACGCGTTGCCAGAATACCCTTTTTGGTTCCCAGTAGATACTGGCTTGGAGTGTTCCCAAGCGACAGAACAACATCAACTCCGGCGCCCTCGATTTCACGGACCAGTCGCTTACCGCAGGCAGCGATGGCAGTAGGCGAAGGCGTCGCGTTCGATTTCGGTCGGCAGAGGCAGGCATTGGTGAGGTACACCTCGTTTGGGTCGATCTGGTGATGATCCAGAACGACCTTCAGGAGGCGACCAGAGGGCCCGATGAAGGGTTCTCCCTTAGCCGCCTCCTGAAGGCCGGGCGCTTCACCGACTGCCATGATCTTCGGCATGCCCAGGTTCACCGGAACCTTCGACGGAACGAAGACCCCATCCTCGTAGAGGTCGCAGTTCTCACACTCGGCGTCCGGGTGCTTACGAACGACAGTCGGCTCAGTCATCTAAACTCCGTAGTAATGGTAAAGCAGTCCCGTGGAGACGAACACGAACAATGACAGCAGGGCTACGAGAACCCTAGCCGCGGTCACCCCTGACCCACTCCTTCACGGCGACGATGTTCTGCCAGGTCTGGTTGCTCTTGGTCGTCGGGATCTTCGTCCCGAAGTAGTGTTCGACCCTGTCCACCTCCGTGATGTCGTTACTCAGCGTGATGCCCTGGATGCTGGCGTGGAAGGGCATCGAGGTGTCCACGCCTCGAACGTTCAGCTGACGGAAGTGCCGGCCGTAGCCGCTGAGCTCGTCGGCCACCTTCGGGTTCGTACCGAGCAGGTGGATGTCGATCGGTTCCTCGCCGGGACCTTCGGTGGAGCGGATGTAGTAGGCCACCTCCACACGAGCACGTTCACTCGACAGCGTCGTCAACAGATGCCGAGGGATGCCCAGGCAGGTGACGAACGGCGTCTCGTTCCGGTAGAAGTGGATCATCGCCTTGATCTCGTCCAGGGTCTGGCCCTGCAGGACACCCATGAAGTTGAACGTTTGGGTGTCGACGAAGGGTAAGGCCTCCATGACGAGCTTCTTGGTACCCTCCATGTCACCCATCACGTCGGGCAGGACGATCTCGTGTGCGGAGATCTCGTAGGCACGGTCCTGGACTTCCTGGGAGCCGAGCGTCTTGACCAGAGGGTCCATCTCGGCCTCGGCGACACCGTTGTCCAGGATGATGTAGTCGCCACGCTTGTGCGCCGTCTTGAAGGCCTTGACCGAGCCTTCGTGGCTCCAGTGGATGGGCAGAGCCATCTGGTAGCCAGTGTGACGGATGGCGTTGATGTGCCTGAAGGGTGGGATGAGTGCGAGTTTCACCGGCAGACCTCTCCGAGGCCGAAGGGGTGGATGACTCCGAAGGCCGTCAGTAGGACGAGTGACACCAGACTGACGAAGAAGAGCAGGATGATGATCATGCAGCCGAGGGTGAGTCGGTTGACCGCCTTCTCCTTGTACTCGTCCTTCGGCTCATCCGGCGTCGGGGCTTCCCTGTTCACGTGCCACCTCCTCTGCCTGGATACGATCCTGCAGCAGACGGACCTTGACGTAGGTGTAGCGGGCGTAGTTGGCGAGATCGATGATTTCCATCAGAGCCTCGTCCATCGTGTCGACGTTGAGGAACTTGCCGGGCCCGTACTTCTTCTCGCCCATGTCGTGACGCTCCTGGCACAGAGCGTCGAACTCTTCGGAGAAGTTCGCGACCTTCTCAGCGAGGGTCTCGTGTTCCGGTTCGAGGTTGAATTCCGGCATCAGCTCACCTTCTTCTCGAAGCGTGCGATGTTCTTGTTTCGCTTCGCCATGTACTGCGCCAGGAGATCGATGCCGAGGATGCCGGCGAGGTTGAGGACGTAGATGAACACGTCCGTGAGCTCCTCGGCCAGGTCGTGCTGGGTGATCTCCGCCGCGAAGTCGAGCGAACCACGGTCGATCTTCTTGACGATGTTCGCGACCTCACCCGCTTCGCCGCACAGCGAGAGGGTGTGATGCATGAGGGCCTTGATCTGATCGGCCTGTTCGGGCGAGTCGATCGGGATGGCCGTCGGGAACCACCGCTTGCTGTCGTGTACGCACTGCCTTTGGAGCTGGTTCAGCAGGTGTGCGGGCACCTGTTCTTTAGCCATGCTTGCGCTTCCCTTCGATCAACTGCATGAACTCGGCCTTTGCAGTGCGCGTGTGGTCTCCGAACACGCCACGCATCGAGGACGTCGTCGTAACGACCCCCGGCATCTCCACACCCCGCATCGCCATGCAGAGGTGTTCTCCTTCGAGGATGACTGCGACACCTCGGGGATTGAGACGACTTTGGAGCTCTGCGGCGATGAAGCTCGTCAGCTCCTCCTGCACCCACAGACCCTTCGCCGCCCACTTGACGAGGCGGCCGAACTTGCTCAGGCCGGCGATCAGTTCGTTGGGTACGTAGCCGATGAAGGCCTGGCCGTAGAACGGGATCACGTGATGGGCACAGAGCGTGTAGAACGGAATCGGACCGAGGATGATCATCTCGTCCGACGTCGCCTCGAACGTCGTGAACTTGAACTCTTCACGCTGCGTGAGGTCCCGGATCTGCTGGGCGTACCTGAGTGGGGTCTCCCTCATGTGTCCCTGGTCACGCCAGCCCTTGGCGACGATGTCCAGGATCTGACCGGCGTGGTGGGCGAGGAGGTCGAGCTTGTCGATCGGGTCCTCTTCGTAGGAGCCGCCCATCGGGTAGGGATCCTGGTACAGTGGGAACTGTTCCTTGACACTGTCCTGGGCGATACCCTTGGTCTCGGGATCGAACAATGTTCCCTGCCTCTCGATCTTGTCCAGTGGGTGGCTACCGTGCCGCAGCTGACCATGCGGCGGTCCGACGAACTCCATCAGATGCCCCTCTTGTCGCGGTCCCAGATGTAGTTGTGCACCTGGACGTTGAGCTTCCAGTCCAGGCGATTCGTCATGACCCAGTCGACCAGTTCCGCCGTCTCGAGCTTTCCCCAGGCGACACCGTAGTACACCTGCACAGGAGAACCTGGGTGGAAGATGTGCTCGTTCCAGAGCTCGATAGCCTCGTCGAAGTCCTTCACGTTAGCGATGACGAACTTGATCGCATCCTTCTGCTTCAGGAGGCGGATGTTGCCGATCCTGTTCGGGTTGTACGGATCCTCGCCTGAGCCCTGAAGCTTCCAGTCCATGATCACTCGTACGCGTTCGTTTCCGACCCAGCCAGGGAAGCGTAGAGTCCCATTGGTGAAGACCTCGACCGTGTAGCCCTCGCGCAACAGGAGCTGGAAGAGTTCACGAGTCTCTTCGTCCGGCTGCAGGAAGGGCTCACCTCCGGTAAACACCACACGCCGCGGGTAGGGCTGGACGAGATCCATGATCTGCTGGGGCTGGAGATTCTTCCACTCGTGCCGGTACTTCTCCGGGTCGATGGCGTGCTGCGTGTCACAGGGCCATCCCGGGCAACGCAAGTTGCACCCTGCGAACCGAATGAACTGCGTCATGCTTCCAGCGCCAGGGCCTTCACCCTGCACGCTGGTGTAGATCTCGGACAGCCTCACTGTTCCTCCTTGCCGAGCGACTGGACCCACGTCGCACTGTTGACAGGTCCTTCGCTCACCGTTACCTTCTCCACCCAGACCCTGGTCTTCGACTCCTTGTACACTTCGTCGAAGGTCTGCTGGAGTTCTTCCACCAGCATCGCTGCCACTGCTTCGACCGTCGGCCAGGGCATCTCGGGCCAGAAGATGGCATTGCCCTGAAGGTCTTCAGGCTCGCCGAACACGAAGACCTTGCAGCCGTCGTCGAGGAAGACCTGCAGCAGCGAGTCGTCCTTGCCGAGCATCGTTCCGTGGTCCAGGAACTCGTCGATGAAGTTGCGAACGATCTTCTTCACCGTGCTGTAGTCGACGCTGATGCCGTTCTCGTCCATGCCCTGGTCCACGTCGTAGCGCTGCAGCTGAACGTCTGCCCACCACGAGTGCCCGTGGATACTGGTGCACTTTCCTTCGAGGAAGGGCAGGCGGTGAGCCGTCTCGAAGTTGTGCTTGATACTGATCAACGCCTGCCCGTGCATCAGTCCTCCACCTTCAGCCGGATGCAGCGTCGCACCGGGTCCGTTTCCATCTTCAGGTTCCGTGTGCTGACACGAATGAGCTCTTCGTCGTAGAGCTCGACCACGTGCTCGTGTCCCTTCTCCGGGTCCGCGCCGTCGCCGACGGCCTGCAGGCGTTCGGTCAGCACACCGATGACGCACAGTAGCCGGCTGAGCTCCGAACGCAGATCGGCGACCGTCTTCTGGATCGGGTCGCTGAACCTGTGCGTGTGGTCTTTCGACGTCTCGTCGTTGGCGTGCGCCACGGGGTGGGTCCAATCCTCTTCGACACTCACGGTTCGATCTTTTCCTTCCAGGTCCACCGGACCTTTTCGAAGTTCTGCTTGCACTGCTTGAAGTAGTCCAGGGTAGCGAAGTCGCTGCTATCTTCCCAGACGGTCTCCCAGCGGGCTGCCCGGTTCACTGCTACGCCGACGATAGCCCCCGGTGCACGCCAGACCTCGATGACGTGTTTAGCCATCCAGGAGGCCCTTCTTGACCGACACCCCCAGGCCCGGGATGTCGACGCGACGGTCCTCGTAGTCGGTCGGGTCCTTGACCTTGGCGAGCTCGAAGGCTTCCTTGCGCTCGACGCACGTGCCGCACTTGCCGCAGTGCAGCTCGCCGCCCTTGTAGCAGGACCAGGTGACCGTCCAGTCGACGCCGAGCGCCTCGCCGTCGAGGGCGATGTCCTCCTTGCGCTGCATGATGTACGGCGCGTAGAAGTAGAAGGGATCGTTGGCGAACCCTTCGTTGCCGAGCTGTGCGGCCTTCTCAGCGGCGTTGACGAAGTTCGGTCGGCAGTCCGGATAGATGTCGTGGTCACCACCGTGCACGCCGGTCGCCACCATCTCCGCCTTCTGGTCGACGGCGTAGGCCGTGGCGATGGAGAGCATGATCATGTTGCGGTTCGGGACGACCGTCGCCTTCATGTTCTCGGCGGCGTAGTGACCCTCCGGCACCTCCTGACCGATGTCGACGAGTGCCGACGACTGGAGGAGTTGCGTGAGGCTGCCCAGGTCGACGACCTCGTGACGCACGCCGAACTTGTCGGCCCAGTACCTTGCGAAGCCGATCTCACGCGTGGCATGCTTCTGCCCGTAGAAGAAGGTGATCGGGAGGGGTTCGAAGCCCTCCTTGCGGATGCGGTGGAGGAGGGTCACACTGTCCATGCCACCGCTGAGGACGACAACTGCCTTACTCATTTGGTTGGTACTCCCTTTGTTGGGTGGGATTTGCCCCCGAAGGGGAAGAGACGCTCTGTCGCGCCCTGACGCTGACGGTCGATCTGTCCGCGCTGCTCCAGCGTGCCGAAGATGAAGTCTGCTGTCCTTGCCGTGAGGTGATACCTCTGCATGAGTACAGAACGTGCCACGCCAGGGTCTCGTCGGATGGCTGTGAGGATCTTGTCGAACTCTCGTTCGGTGGATCCCAGTCCTACGTTGCTCACGACTTCGTTCGTATAGGCACGCCACTGCTGACCGTATCGCATGGCGACCAGCAGGTCATTCAGTTCGACTCGGATCTCCCTTCCCTGGGGAACACGCTGCCGACTCGCTGCGATCAGGACAGCTGCCTTGAGGATCGACTTACAGAGTCGGTCGTAGGTGGGGGTGTAGATGTCGGGGTGCGGGGACTTAAGGCCTGCGTCCATCATCATGGCTTCGAGTGCGTTGTACCGCTTCCACGCTTCAGGAGTAAGCATTGCCGACCATGGCTGAGGCTGGTGGTAAACGAGTTGCCCACCGACAGTCTGAAGGGACGGCTCATCCTTGTAGTGGGTTGCCATCTCCTTCAGCTTGTCCATGATCCTGTTGCGAGCGGTAGTATTCGCTAATGAGGGCGGCCCGAGCGGCCTTACCCGGCCGACGTCCGACTCCGCCGTGATAAAAACGAAGCGAGGAATGAAACCACTCGACACGTGCTCGGACGTCAGCAGGCCGCAGACCTTGTTCCTGATACCACCTGCGAACAAAATCAAGCACGGGTCCTTCACCTCGATGATTTCCTTCTTCAGGATCCGCTTCTGGAGCTTGCCATCGTAGAGCTTCGTGAAGGTTTCGGCCATCCCAGCGTAGTAGTCCTTCTTTACCATAGCCTCCAGAAGGCCACTGAATTCGTCCCTCAGGAAGATGGATGGTTGACCTGGCCTCGTCGAGAGTGACCCCATCAGTCCCTCGATGCTGCCATCGGTCGCAAGGATGCGTGCGGAGTCGATCTCCTCGATCAAGTCCATAGCGACGTCCATAGCGGTCGATTTCCGCGTAAGGGTTGTATCGGCTAGAATCATGAACCACAAGTTCGGCTTGATCGTTCCAAACGAAGTGGGCAACCGGACCATTCCGGAGAGCAGCGAGCTTAGTAAGATCAAGGCCCCCGCTTGGTGGTACTGAGGTGCTGCGTCGCCCAGGGAGCTGGCCCATTCGATGTACTCCTCTACGAACGTGGTGACGCCACTGATGCGACTTTCTTCCTCCTGCGTCAGGAGCGGTAACTGCTTGCGTGTGGTCTCCGGATTGAGGAGCTTCCGGTTCTCCTGATGCCTGGACCACGAACGACAAACGTCGGCCCAGAGGTAGGTCAGCGGCTTACCGTCACGCTTGAACTTGTTCACCGCCGAGTCACGGCAGATGACGTAAGTCTCTTCTCGTGTCAGCTCCGCTTCGAAGCAGACCATCTCCAGCTTCCAGAGCGGTTCATTCCAGCTACCGTCAGGCTCGGTCTCGAAGAGCATCCGTGCCTGAGGAGGGAGGATGTCTTCGTATCGCTCCAGCAAGAGTTCGCCGGTGACGTCATCGATGTCTGTTGGGAAGGGAAACTTCTCGTGCTGCTCGACGATGATCTTCGGGTACTGCTTGAAGTCGTCGGGCCGGTACTTGTTCCGATTGATCTCGAGGATGCGAACCTGTGCACCCTGGTACTGCGGCTTGAAGTTCTGCGTACCCGGAACTCGGAGCAACTGCGAGAGATCCCATCCACTACGGTCAGCCCCCTGGAACGCGTGGTAGTATGCGATACGCTTGGTGATAGCTTCGGTGTCTTCAGGCAGCTGGTCCTCTTCGAAGATCCAGTATGCCTGATAACGGAGAGGAGAGGACTCCACGACCACGCTCGGTTCCACGAGCATGTTCTCGTACCCGCACTCGTCCAAGTCAGCCCACGCGTTCGTGCAGATCTTGACATTGTCTTTGATCCGTCGAGGCTTGCGCAGCAACTGCGGGCAGAAGTAGACGTTGTGCGTAGGTGTCACCTTGTCGATGAATTCCATCATCTGCGGCAACTGAGATGGCCAGGCGAAGAAGCGCTCCTGGAACATCTCGGAGTCGCGGGCGAGGGTTGCGATGCAGATGAAGCCCTCAGTATGGGGGCCGAGGAGAAGCTTGAAGAACGTCTCGACTTGCTTTGACAACATTACTCCTCGGAGGAAAGGGTGGGGAGGGGGAGATCGGCTTCTGTTCCCGTATCCTCGTTGCCCCGGCCGCCAACGGCCCACCCTAGCGTTCACCTGCTACGGGAGGAGGTTGCTCTTCCCGCCGGACTTCGCGGCCGCCTTCTGCGTGGCGCCGACTTTGAACGTGTCGGCGTCGTAGGCCTTGATGCCCTTGACCTCGTTGCGCTCGTCGTACTCCTCGCCGGTCTGCTTGTTCGACCGCTTGCCCTGCTTGACGATGGAGACGACGACCTCCTTGCCGATGAGGTCGTACGGGTTGGGCACCTCGAAGTCCCCGGCCGTGATGTCGTAGCCGGTGGCCTTCATGAGCTGCGACAGGGTGTACAGCGCGCCCTCGAAGAGCATGCAGTTCGTCCAGGCCTTGCGGTCCGCGTACGGGCCCTCCTGGATGGTGAACTCGATGCCCCAGTAGGGCTTGCCGTAGTTCTTCTCGGACTGCGACTCACGCAGCTCGATGTCCGTGATGGACACGTGGTACTCGCCCCGCGGGAGGAGCTCCACCGACCGCGCTTCGGACGCGGCCTCCTTGTCCGAGAAGTTGACCCTCAAGCCTTCGGTCATTTCAGTTCCTCTGTTCGATGGATTCGCTTAGCGTGTCACTTTTGCTTTACGCTTCGGCGGCTTCTTCGACCTTGGCCTTGCCTTCGATCAGGTCGATGATCGTCTCCATGGTCGGGTTGAGCATGACCACCGGGAGCTTGCCCGTACGGTCCTTCGCGACCACGTCGTCGGTCGCGGCACTGAGGAGCAGGCGAGTCTGTTCCCCATCCACCTCCTTCATGTACATGTACACGACGATGTCCAGGAATGCCGCCACCTCGCTGGCGAGCTTCCCGGACAGGTTGGGCTTCTTGATGGACAGACCGGTCTTCTTGTCCTTGTCGTCCTTCATCAGGGCTGTGAAGATTGTGTTGACAGGCAAGTCACGGAAGGCACGAACGAACTTCCGCATCTGCTCGAGGTTGATACCCCACGCACGCATGTCAGGTGCGTCGATGTCGATGTTGGCCGACGAGGTGTCGACCCTGTTCTTCATGACATCGTACATGTTGAACTTCTGGACCTCGGAGAGCGAGTCGATGATGACCGTCTCGTAGTCGTGGTCGCCGGCGTACAGAGCGTCGTACACGGCCTGCATCTCGGCCCAGGTCTTCACCCGGATGATGTCGACGTCGGGGTTGTTCTGCTCGAGCGTGAGCGTCCCGCCCTCGAGGTCGACGACCAGCACCCGCCGCATCCGGGGTACGCTGTCAGCTGACCCCGCCAGGCGTGTCTTGCCAACACCGCTCTCGCCGTAGATGAGGATGTTCATGTGCGGCGGCCGCTCTTTGGCCTTGATGATCTTCAGGCCACCGAGCTGACGAGGCCGCAGAACCTCAACGCTTGTCCCAGGCATCAATCCTCCGAGGGTTGTTCTTCGACAGGGCGGATGCCCATGTTGCGTGTGGTGACGTCAGGTGGCACCACCAGCATGTGCGAACGGTCGAGAGCTGCTGCGGCGATCCGTGCTTCTCGTTCCGTCATCGGGGACCATCCGCTATCACCACCCCACACGCACAACGTTGATGTCAGGATCCTGAGAGCTCTGTGGAAGGCCTCCGAGTCCTGAACAACCGGTGGACATGCTGCAGGTGGTACCTCTTTGGGTTCCATTACTTCCTTCCGGTGAGCTCGCGCCAGCACAGCCAAACGGGGATGCCGATGAGAAGCACGAGCACTTCGATACCGACAACGATGAGCACCCACATGTCAGCCTTCGATCTGGAGTGAGTCGGGTTCGATAGCTCCGTGGCGTCCGATGACAGCCTTGAGGTTGATGACGAAGGGCTTCGAGGCCAACCAGTCCTTCGGGTTGCCCTCGATGGTTGAAGCGCACTGGTCGATGTAGGCGTCGAAGACGTCGTCGGGAGCGTTGCGAAGGATGAGCTGCTGCTCTCGCCAGCGAGCGTGTTCCATCAGAGCGCGTGCGCGACGCTCGAGGAAGTTCAGAACGTTGACACGGTGGCTCTGCTCCATGTCCTCGACGACGTAGGGTCGACCGTCCTGCCCGTACCACATCTTGGTCTGTTCGAGGGTGTCTACGATGTGAGGCATCAGAAGCCCTCCTCGTGCTGCCAGCTCTTCTCGACGGTCATCTGAACGCCACGTACTTCAGGCTGGTACAGGAACGTCTTGATGTCCTCGATAGCCTTCTCGGGCTCTGTGACGGTCACGCGTTCGTTGTGCCGCTCGCCCCAGTAGTTGACGTCGATCGTGATCGGCTTCATCACTGGCCGCCCTTGCTCTCGGTGGAGGCTTCGGTGTCGACCCAGTAGTGGTACTTGCGCTTGTCGAACATCGTGTCCAAGGCGTACTGGTAGTCGCCACCACCGTTGGCTTCGAGGCAGGGCTGACGGAAGGCACACGAGCCGCAGCTGAAGCGGCCTGCGTTCGGGTAGATGCGGAGGTTCTGATCGATGATGTCCATCGCCTCGTATGCGACCATGAGCTTCGTCTGCATGATCTCTTCGGCGTTGCGGTGGACTTCGTACGCTGCGTGCAGCTTCGAGTTCTTCTTCAGCCACTCGATGAACTCATCGTACAGACCGGCGGCGTAGGCCTCGGCGTCGTTCTCGGCGACGGTGCGTTCGTAGATCTCCGCCCCGCAGGTGACTGTCGTCTTGCCGGTCGAGAAGCGTCGGCCGAGACGGATCGTCTTCATCGGCTCCGGCTCGTCGGTCGAGGCCTTGCGCTGCTCGACGTACACGAAGCCGGCGCAGTCGATGTCGAGCTCGTACAGAGCCCAGACGTAGGAGCTGATCTGGTCGTCGAGGAGGAGGAACTCGTTGCGGTCTTCGGAGAGCTGCGCGGCTGTCTTCCAGTCGAAGATCCACTGGCGGCCGTCGACGAGACTCTCCATGACACAGTCGATGCGACCACCGTAGGTGACGGGCAGTCCACGCTCACGCCAGCGGTGCGGTATCGCTCGCCGCTGTTCGGGTGTGAGCCGCATCTTGAACTGGTGCAGACGCTGCATGCAGTTGACACAGTTGCACCAGAGCTGCAGGTGTGTCTCCGGATCCTTGATCGGGACCTCGAACGATACCTCGACCTTGACCGGCCGATAGGAGCCACGGAACTGGTCCATGACGAACTTGTCGTGGTAGCGGAGCATCGACTCGCCGAGCTCCATGCGCTCGTTGTAGTCGTCGACGACCTCTTTCTCGGGCTCGCCGTGGTAGCCAACGTACTCGTTGAACTGTCGGATGCACCGCTGACGGAAGGCCTGGATGGCCATCTCCAACACGGGTTCTCGAGGCTTGTCCCACAGCTTGGGCTCGTACAGAGTTTCCATGGCCTTGTGGAAAGCCACGCCGAACTCGAGAGGCTTGGCGGTGGTGCGGGGGTAGTAGTACTGGCGGAAGAGCCAGTTCCAACGACGTCGACAGCCCTTGAAGGACTTACGTTCGGACGTGTGAACAGAGTGGGTGAGGTCGAGATCGATGAAGTCTTCGACCGTGATAGGGAAGCTCACTGCTTCCAGCGTTGCCGTGCTCATCCGCATCCTTACATTTGGACGTTACGAATGTTCTATATTCTATTATAATGACCTCAAAGTGATCACGCAACAGGATTTCCCTGAAGATCGTTTACACTTTGTTTCAGTCGATGATGTAGGCGTTTCGCAGGTCTTGGTGCAACGAAGAGATGGCCTGCTGCAATGGTGTGTGCGGCGGGACCAACTCGGTCGATCCGTAGAGCCGTTCGATCTGGGGACGCGTCACACCAGGCGACCTGTTGTCCTGAATGATCTGCCCGTCGAGGCCGAGGATGTAGTACTTCTGGTTGTCCTCATCCCACTCCCAGAAAGAACCTTCCTGGTCGCGAAGGATCAGACGCTCCCACCTCTCTTGCTTGTCGGCTTCCTCCTTGGTCAGACGCATGAGCGGGTGCAGCTTCACTTGTCCTCCTTAGACGTACTGCTGGCAGTTGTTGCACCAGACCGTGCAAGTCCCATGCCCCTGGGTAGCGACACAGTCGTGCTGACAGTTAGGACATTGTTTTCGATATCGACCGTAAACTCCGTCGCCACGGTACTCCGTTGCCCCGTCATCAACAGGCAGAAGGTTTCGCCCGAGGGCAAGGAACCAGTGGTCACCACGACCCCAGGCATGCGTAGGACGTCCACATTTTGTGCAGACCCACCAGCCGTACTTGCGACCACGAGTGAACCCCCTACTCTTCATGTCGCCGATGCACTCGCAGAACTTCGTCGGCTTCTTGTACACCGCCCGCAGGAGGGGCTGGAAGGCCTTGGTGATGTTCATGTCCTGAAGCACACCGATCAGCCCAGCCTTCATCTCCTCCATGAAGCGCTCGGCCTCTTCGTCGTCACCGAACTCGAGCAGGACGTACTTAGCCATCCGCCTTCTCCTGTTCGATGTACTCGACCTGAACGGTCAGTCGACGCTGCTTCGGCATCGACGGTCGCGGGAGGCCCAGACCGAACAGAGAGCCGTTGTCGACGGTCAGTGAGTAGTACTCGCCTGCTTCGATTCGATCGGCGACGCTTCGGATGAGGTCAGCCTGGGCCTTGTTCCACTCCCTGGCTTCCTCGTTGTTCAGCCGTTGTGCCATTAAAGAGCGGGCCTCCTTCGCTTGTATGGAGTCGGGCGTGTGGTCTGTCGAGTCCTTGGGTGCCGTGCGAAGTGATCTTCCATCGCACGGTCGTAAGCGTTCGACTGGACCAGGTTAGGGTGACGGTGAATGAGGAGTACCAGCGCACGCACCTTCGGGTCTGCGTTGCGCATCTTGTGCTTGATCTTGCCGAGCTCGACCTTCTCCTTGATCCAGTCGACCAGCTCCAGCATCACGGCCTCCGGTTCGTACACTCGCCCAGGTCGGTGATGAAGATGTGACCCTCTTCGCCTCGACACCAGACGGTGTAGTGACCGAAGATGACGTCGTCGAACTCTCGCCAGATGGTGACGATGTTCGGACTATTCGTACGTTCCGTCGTAGTAGGGGTTGAGGGACTCCCAGCTTTCCTCTGCGTCTTGGAGACGCCGCTCCCGCTCCCGGAGCCGTGCGCGACTGATGTCGGCAACGACTTCACCCCTGACGGTGCGCTCCCACGCGAACGTTTCGTCGCCTCGGAGTTCCCTGACGGAGCGCTCTTCTTCGTCGAGCCACTGGGTGGGGCTCCGACCGAAGTCGCGCCGGTCACCGAGGCCAAGTCCCAGCCAGGGGTCGTTGTGGGTGGAATAGGGCTGGAGCTCGGTGTCGAAGACGGCATCGAGGTGTCCACCGGGACACGCATCCCCGAAGAAGTGTTCGGAGTGGGAGAAGCCATCGTGGTCACGAGCAGGAGTCCTCCCGCCGCCGTCGCTGCTGTTGCCCATGCCAGAGCCCTCCTCACGTGAGGTCCTCAGGCGTGGGCACCGGCTGCAGGAGCTTGCCGCTGACCTCGATGTCCTGCGCTCCCTCCATGTGCATGAAGGGATCGTCCTGTGCGACGTGGATGTCGTAGCAGAGCGCCTCACCCAGGGTCTTGACGTGCTGGTAGGCTTCGTCCTTGAGGTCCACGTCGTACTGAACCTTCACGATCAAGGTCAGTTCGATCTTGCCTTTCGTGTCACTCACTTCGTCTCCTTCGTGAAGCTGTAGCACTGCAGGTCGTGGGCGTGGGAGAGCTGTGCACCCATGTTGGTGATCGACTGCACATCGAACGTGCACTGCTCCCCGGTCTTGTGCTTGTGGATGACGACGAGGACCTCGCTGCCTTCCTGCAGCAGCTTCAGTGCATCCTCCCGACACTTCTGCTCGTTGATCACCTTGGGGTTGAACACGTAGAGCTGCCGCATGGCGATGATCTCCTTCCTAAGATCTATTATATAGAGGTCCCTAGGGGGAACTCAAGACTCACTTTCTTCGAAGCTCGTCAACCCAAAGGAGGGCGTAGGCGACCACCATCACTACTAGTCCGGCGATCGCCCACCACGGCATCCCGTCGATCACGCCTGCGGGTTGTCCTTGAGCTTGCGAGTGCCGAGCTTCTTCGGCTGGCCCGAGGTGTCAGTGTAGAAGTCCGTGCTGAGCTCGATGTCCCAGGTCTTGCGGAGGTTCTCGTGGAGGTGGCAGAACTTGGACCAGTCGATCAGGGCGTCCAGGCTGATCGACTCGGCCTCTTCGGTCTTCGACTGATACACGATCGACTGGAACGCCTGCTCGTAGCCGGCCGGATACTTGACCTGCTTCGGCTCCGCTGCCTTGGCCTGAGCGAAGTGCTCGCCGAGCAGAGCTCGCCAGTAAGCGACCTGGGTGTAGTCGACCTCGATCTTCGACAGCCAACGCCTACCGATCCACGCCGAGCCTGTCGGAACGTACTGCGCCCACGCATCCCACATCACCTCGGCCTTGTCGAACCGCTCGCGACGCTTGTTCCTGTCGAGCCCTTCCGCTCCCAGGACCAGTGCTCGGTACTCGTTGTACAGGTGCTTGAACAGGGTGAACTCGAAGTCACCCTCCTGCAGTACCTCTCCCATTAGTTTCCCAACTCCTTTGCGATCTGTTCCAACAGTGACAGGTTGCGGTGGTCACGGATTGCCTGGCGCTGGTAGTCGAACACCTTGTCGCCCAGCATCTTCTGGATGTTCGTCCACTTCATGTTGATGCCCTGCACTCGGCCGAAGTCCAGGGTGTTCCGTGCCATGATGTCGTAGACGTTGACGGGGTTGACTTGACCGAGACGGTGCAGACGATCCTCTGCTTGGAGGTTGAATGCTGGGTTCCAAGCACGGTCGAAGAAGAAGACGTCCGAGCCTGCAGTCAGTGTGATACCGATACCACCTGCCGCAATGGTGCCCGTGAAGACCTTCAGCTTGCCTGCTTGGAAGTCCCTAATCATCTGCCCGCGCTGGTCCTTGGTAGCGTCCCCAGTGAGCATGGCGTGTGGTATTCCAGCTGCTTTGAGTCGTGCTGCGAATAGGTAGTTCATGGTCTTGAACTGACTAAAGAACACCAGTGGCTTGTCGTCCGTATTGTCGATCACTTCCATCGCAGCGTCCAGCTTGGACGAAGGATCGTTGAGGAGGTACGCGATGTAGTTGACAAGGTTCCACTTGTGGTAGCGTGGGTCCTTCTCCGGGTACTGTCCTGCCTTATCAGGGTAGTGGAAGTCCCAACGCGCCCGCCACTCTTCCCACTCCTTGTTCAACTTCCTCTTCGTACGCTCCTCGGTCCTGATCGAAGCGAGGGCGAACTGCTGAAGACGGACGAGACGAGTGATGGCAGCTGGTGCGGCGATCGCTTGTGGGTCCTGCTCACCGACCCACGTGAGCATATCCTTCCGCATCTCGTCGTAGGCGCGACGCTGTTGCGGGGAGAGGTCCACCCAGAGCGTACTGTACCGCTTCGGCGGGAGGTCCTTGGCGACTTCGATCTTCCGTCGACGAATGAAGAACGGACGCAGCTCCTGGTGCAGCTGAGGTAGCTGGTGCTCCTGTACGCCCAGCACCTTGTAGTAGCCGTCGACGGGGTCGATACGATAGTCGACGTACTTCTTGTAGAAGTTCCAGTACGACCTGAACTCGTTGGGGTACAACCAGTTGAGGATCGACCAGAGGTCGTGCGGCTTGTTGTCTGCAGGCGTGCCTGACATGCCGGTCTTGTAGAACGTCTTCAGCTGCTTGAGACAGACCGTCATCTTCGCCTTGCGGTTCTTGATCCTATGGATCTCGTCACCGACGATGTGGAACCACTTGACGGGTCGCACCGCGTCGTGGATGAGCCGCAGAGCATCCCAGTGCATGATGTAGATGTCAGCCGACTTGTTCTCCACTGCCTCAACGAATGCGCCACGCCGCTTCGGGTCGAGAGAGACCACGCGCAGGTGAGGAAGTGCCTCTGCGTACGTGTCTTCCCAGGCAGGCACGACGGACATGTTGGTGAGGATGAGAGACGGTCGCCACGGCCTACTCGGGTCGCCACGACCTTCCAGCTGCGAAGAGGTCCAGCCGTAGTTGTCTTTCTTGCGACGCTCCCAGTCGAGAGCCAAGGCCTCGTACGTCTTGCCGAGACCCATGTCGTCACCGATCAGGACATTGCGTACGTCCTTACGGTGCACGAAGCGATCGATCACGTCCTGCTGGAAGCTGAGGAGCTTGTAGCGTTCGAGGTCAGTTGTGGTCATGCTCGCCACCGTTGAGCAACGCCGCCAGACCCTTCTCGTCCAGCTCGGTGCAGTTGCACTGGCGGAGCTTCCTGTAGACGCCCTCCTCAGCCATGTGCACACCGAACATGATCAGGCTGGTGAACATCTTCCAGAGCATGTCGTGCTGGATGCTGTCGAGGTCCAGGTCGACGTTCTCGGTGTCGATGCCCTCCGCTTCCGCCTTGTCGAAGATCGCCCTGGCCTCGGCGTCACGCTGGGCAATGAAGGCCTGGTGGTAGTAGACGTGACAGAACGTCAGCAGCCCGTGCGGTGCGTGGAAGGGGATGTCTCCTGCTTCCATCTGCTGCTGGAGCTTCGAGCCGTACTCCATCATGAAGTCCTCGAGTGTCTCGAGATCCTTCAGAGCGTAGTCCGCCTCTTCATCGCTGATCGCCATTCGCCCTCTCCTGCTCCTTGGCTAGGTGTTGCTTGAGTGGTAGCTCCCCGCACACGTGCAGGTGAACTGGGCAGAGCCACATGATGACCCAGCCGACGTCTTTCCGTTCCTCGTACTTGATCCGGAGCGACTTATACCCGTGCCGCTTCCTGCAGACGCGACACCACTCGCCTTCGCCCTTGTCGGCTGACATCGAAGGTGGTGTCCAGGCTGCTCCCTGGAACCGTCTCGTACGACGTCTGAACGGTCTCGGCTCGCGACTGCCTGGCAAGTGATTCACGACGTGCCAGCTCCTTCGCTTTGTCCTCTTCGAAGTGGCCGCACTTGCAACCGCCGCCTGACGTGTTGCACTGGCACTTGGTAAGCGTCACACCGTCGTAGGTGTAGCCGCCGAGCGTGTAGTTCCAGACGCGTCGCAGCCTCACGGCAACAACTCGAACGGAACGTCGAGAGCCTCGGCACGCTTCTTCATCCGTGCGATCGCCTTGGCCGCCTCTTCCTCCTTGGCGATCTCTTCCCGGCGCGCCTTCAGCTTCCGTTCCTCGTCGAGGACCTTCTGCCACTCCTCGCAGTAGATCCACTCGTGGTCCTGGATGACGCAGCCGCACGGCTCCTCCGTCCTGATGACGTGCGCGAGCCACTGCTTCGCTTCCTCGTCCCGATCGATGTCGAGCCACGCGAGGATGTTGTCGAGCACTGGCGTTTCCGACTTGCTCATCGCTCTGCCCTCTTCGCTCTCGCCTCTGCGAAGACCTTGTCAGCCTCCGCTACCTCGATGACTGGGCGTCCGCAGCACTCGCATGGTGCCTTCTCGATACGTCCGCTCCTGATGTAGTAGTGCACGAGCTGAGGCTGTTCGCCGATCGCTCTGGCGTACTCACTCACCGACATGTGTGTGACACTCTCGCGCTTGTCTTTGAGTTCGTCCTCTTCGATCTGCTTCCGCAGCTCGTCGATGTTCACGTCTTGTCCCGAGCGGTGAACTCTTCGTTCAGCCCGAGCTGCCGTGCGAGTTCCTCGATGACCTTGCCGGCGTACTCGCCCGTGTCTTCGTCTCCCGTCGGCGGTGCGATCGGAAGGTTGAGCGTCGCTCGGACTGCTTCCGCAAAGCCATCCGCTTCGTCCAGACGGGCTTCGATGTTGTCGAGTGCGAGCTGCATGTCTGCCTTGGTGTTGGCCATTTGCTTTCACCTCCTACAATAATTCTATATGAGGTTCGTAGTACACTTCAAGCCCACCCCACGGTACCACTTTGAGCTCTTGCTTGTGGGCTGAGCTGGGGTCTCTATGTTGTCTAACCAGTTGAGACTCAACAAAGACCAGAGGACCGCCTAGCCTTAACCCCCTAAATGACCCCGCAAGATCCTTTGGAGTTAGACTCTAAGCGAGACTCTGGTCAATGTTCAATCACCCTTGGTGAAGTCCGGAAGCTTGAGGAGACTGTCGGCCGCCGCCTCGGGGACCAGCTCGTGCGTCTGCAACAACCTGTTCCTGAACCGCTCGGGTACCTTGCCACCGAACCAGACGTTGTGGCTCACGAGGCACTTCGCTTCGAGGTCGTTGACCGGCTGGAAGACGAAGCGGCGACCACCGTAGCCGAGACCGGCTCGCTCGCCCTTGACGTGGCCCTTCTCGTTGAGGGAAGGCTCCTTGCCGATGCCGTAGAGGTTCCAGTCCTGGTCGATGACGTTCGGGTCGGTGTCCTGTCGGCGGATCCGATCGAGCCAGACGTTGCAGTGCATACACTCCTCGATCCGCTTGAGGTGTGCACCGTGCGACCACTGGCTGGGCTCTTCCTCCCGCCCGCACTCCTTGCACGTGAACGTCGTCTCGTGGCCGAGGAACTTGTACACGTCGCCGACCGACTGGATGTCGGCACGGGAGAAGTCGACGGGCACGTAGCCATTGCGTGCAGCATTCAGTGCCTCGTAGGTGAGGGCACCATCCTCCCACGTGTAGACCTGAACCTTTTCCCCCTTGGGCACACAGCGGCCGTTGAGGGAGACGACCCAGCTGCCGCTCGTGTAGCGTCCGTGACTCGGGTGCGGCTTGTTGTAGTAGTCGTTACGCTTCGGTCCGTCAGTCATCCTTGAACACCTCCTTCAGGATTGTTCTGATCTGGTCTTCGACCACCCTCACTCGGTATGCGAAGGCGAGTGCCGTGATCAGGGATGCCAGGCAGAGTGCCGAGCCGATGACGAGTGCGAGGATGCCCAAGTCACTCATGATGCCACCCAGACGAAGATCAGGGCAGCCAGCGGGATGGCCATGCAGAAGCCGAAGGCTGCCCACATGCTGACTGACCACCACCGCTGGATGCCCCTACCGTACCACTGCTTGGGCATTGCTACCTCCCTCGGATCTCCCCGTGCGTGGTGTTGAAGGCCTGCTCGCCGGCGAAGTTGGCCGCCTTGATCATCGCCTCAGCCTCGGCGTCCGAGCGGGGGATGACGAACTGCTTGGGACCCTTCGAGAAGGTATCGGGGTCCGGGATCGAACCGTCGGGGTTGATCTGGACGAACCACGGCGTCTCGAACCACCTGCACAAGGGGTTCTCGCACGTGAGCTTCACGGCGGTCACACCCCGCTTGGCTGTCGGCACTCGTCCGTCTTCACGACCGGCGTTGCTGCACTTGGGGCAGCAGCGTGCCTCTTCCCACGTTGCCATCAGACCTCCTGCTTGACGACGACATGACCACTGTGCGTGTGGTCTGTCGTGCTCTCGTAGTTGTCCTTCGCAGGAGCCAGCTTGTTGACGAACGCCACCAGCTCCGGGAACATCTTCTCCAGCTCGCCGATGCGTCGCTGCATGTCACCGACCTGACCGCGGAGGGTCTCCAGCTCCCGGTCACGCTGCGAACGCTTCGGTGCCTTCTCCCGGAACAACTCCGGCGTCGGCTTCTTCACCAGCTCCCACTGCGAGGGGCTGTTCCCACCACCTCGCTGCAGCTGCCGCACACACTCCATCCTCACCAGGTGCGTACGCACACTCGTGTAGTACGGCGTCGGCAGGTTGAGTTCGTCGCCTAGGAGGCGAGTGAGGAACCCCTCCCAGACCAGCATGCGCTTTCCCTCCGACTCACGCACCCCAGCCTGCGCGCGCATGGTCTCGTACGCCCGCAGGCAGTGGTTGTAGATCGCCGGCAACGGCGGCTGCTCTTCGATGTCAGGCATTGTGCACCTCCTTCAGTGTTGTATCTATTATATAGTATGCCCTAAGTGGAACACAAGGGGCAAAAGCTAACGGCAGAGACCACACGCCCCTGAGTAAGTGTCGGATGCAGTTGCAGCTGCACGGGGGTACCGACACTAGGGGGAGAGGGCGCGTGGCCTCTACCAGTAAGGTAGGAGGAATCGAACCTCGCGCAGTGGGAGTGTGCGCACACCCAAACCGCTACGCGCCTGCAGTGCCGGTATGGTATCCAAACACACTGCCTACCTGTCCCAGCTGCTAGCCCTACTGACAGTAACTGCACCTCTGAAGGCAACGACGAAGCGCGCACGACTAACAAGGTGACGACTGCTTTCAGGACGTAGCTGCGTAGCCTGGAGGGTTCCGATGAGGTGCAACTCCCGACGGATGATGACGACACCCGCTGCACCTATCCTCTTACGCCCACGAAGGGGCCAGGCCGCCGAGTCCGGGTGTTATCGGGAACACCCGGACGCTCGGGGTGGTGGGAGTTACTCCGCCTCTTCGACCACGCCCGCCGGCTCGTTGTCCTCGGCTTCGGTGGTCGCGGCGTCGCCGGCGGCTTCCTTCTTCTCCTTGGCCGCCTTGGCCTTCGCGGCCTTCTCGGCGGCGTTCTTCCGACGCTCGTCGGCCGCGGCGTTCTTCTGCTTCCACCACTCGAGACCCTTCTCGAGGGTGACGCAGTTCTCCCGCGAGGCGCCGACGGAGTCGGTGACGGTCTCGCCGGGGTACGGACGGTCCTTCGGGGCGTTCTTGATGTACGAGTACACCATCTGCGGCTTCAGCTCGGCGACCTCGCCCTCGCGGTTGCGGTAGAGGCCGCGCTCGTTGATCGCCTTGGTCAGGCCGATCGGGGTGACGTAGCCGTCGGGCAGCTCGCCGCGCTTCGGCTGGGCCTTCTCCTTCTTGGCCGCCTTCGGCTTGGCGTCCTCGCTCGCGTCGGTGCCGGCCGGCAGCTCCTCGACCTCGTCGTCGGCGTCCGGCTCGGTCGGCGTCTCGACGTCCAGGTCTTCCTGCACGGCGGCCTCGGCCGGGTTCTCACCCGCGAAGGCGTTGGGGTCGGCGTCGAGCGCGATCGTGTTGCCGTCGTATTCGGTGGCCTCGGTGTTGGTGTCGGTGCTCACGGTGTCCTCCTGGACGTTCTTCCTGCGGGATCGGCTGGGCATGATTGCCTTCCGTTGTTGTGGGTGGGATGCTGTTGTGCTGCTGTCTTGCTTTCACCTCTAATAATACAGCAAGCGCTGAGAGGTCCACAAGCCCCCTCTCGCAAGATCTTTTGGGAACTTTTATTGATGCGAGAGGGGGCTGTGTGTTACGGTTGTGCTATCGGTTGTGCGGACAGGTGCCGAAGCCCTTGCAGTGCGTGCAAGGCACGTTGGGATACTCCGGCCAGTGACCCGAACCACCGCACTGCTGGCACTCGGTCATGTTGCCACAGACGATGCAGTCCATGTCATCGTCGCTGCTGGTGAAGATGGCAGACAGGAACGAGTCGAAGCCTGCAGGGTCCTTACCTGCCTTGATGTCCCCGACCGCGTCGTCCGTTGCTGACGCCGGGTCACCAAAGACCAACTTCGCCAGGTCCTCAACCGAAGGGTTGTCGGGATCCGGCCTGACCGGCTCGTCCTTGTCTTCTGACTTGTCGTCGTCCCCAGCCATGTCAGACTGCCTGAGCCCGACCAGCGACCGCAGCGATGGTGGTCTTCAGTTCCTCGAGAGCCGCCTGCACGGTGCTCACCGCCGCGGACACGTTGTTGGCCGCGCCTGCGATCTCCGCGTAGCCGGGCGACTGGTCGCCGATGGCGTTGCTGACGGCCTGCTTCAGGGTCTCCATCTGGCCGGCCAGTTCGGCTGCAGCTCCGGACGGGACACCTTCCGCGAGGCCGTTCAACTGTCCCGCGAGCTCCTGGGGTGTCATGCTTGGTGTTCCTTCCCGTTCGAGTTTCTTCCGACGTTTGTATTCGCGTGCACGTCGACGGTTCGCTTCGACGTACTTGGGGTCTTGTTTGTTTCGTTCGTATCGCTTCGGATAATTCTCCCGGTCACGAACACGAATGCATTCGCGACACGTGAGGCCACCGAACGCCGGGAACTCTTCCCGACTCTTGACCGTGAAACAAACCTTACACTCCTTCTCACTGTACCCATGCTGCGTCCCCATGCAGCAGTATGCTCCTTTCAGGTAGGGGTGGAGTGTTGCTGAGTGGGGCGACCTGGCTCGAACAGGCTCGTAGGTCCTAACCTAGGGCTCCTGCTGACAGTCCCGTTTTAACCTGTCAGCTTCTTCCCTACTTCCTAGCGCCCCATGACCCGCCTAGAGCCACCTAGGCGGGCGGTGTGTATTGTCATCGCGTAGACGAAGTTGGTGTGTGACGGTCTACGTCACTCGAGTTCCCTTCACAGGGCGATCACCTCCTCTCGAGGCTTCGGCTCGATGCCCAATGAGGCACAAGCCTTCTGGTAGGCGGTCTCGGTGTCGAAGAGGATCCTGTTGCACCTGCGGTGCATGTCCTGGGAGAGGAGACTGAACTGCGTGGTGCAGACCAACGCACCCCGGTACCTCACCGTACGCTTCGGCAGCGCAGGACGGTCCTTGGCTGGGACGGTGTAGTTCTTCTTCATCAGAGAACCTTCACCGCGTCGCTCACCGCGCTGGTCAGGTGCTTGACCATCTCCTTCGGCGGCAGACCGTCGGCACGCATCTGGCTGATCGACTCCGTGAAGGCCGCGAAGCCTTCCGGCGTCATCGTGTGCACCGCCACCGTCTGCAGACCGGCAACGATGGTGCTGAAGGTAACGAAGTCCATCTCGGAGTCCTCTTCCGTGTTGTAGTCGGAGATGTGGTGCTGTGCTGTGCCGAGAGCCATCTGGAGGGCCACCGACAGTGTCACTCGACGGCCCAGCTTGGCCTGCACGTCGAGATTCCACTTGAGGAGTGCCTGTGCAGCTTCCTCCTTCACAGTCACCACCGTGTAGCCCTTCGGTGGCATGTTACCGCTCCTCCATCCACTCGGTGGGGCTCTCGTAGCCTTGTGCGTCGTTCAGGTACTGCTCTTCGATGTACGAACCGTCACGCAGTTGCTTGGCCCGTAGTGACTCTTCCCTCGAAGGGATCTTGAAGTTCGGGTGCTGTTGCAATGGGGCTGCAATCCACTTGCCTGCCGCTAGCAGGATCGGGATTCCCAGCGGTGCACCAATGATGGTGCAGGTGAGAGCAATGCCCACGGCTCCAACGGGCGTCATGACGATCGCACGACCGAAGAGCCGCAGGCAACTGCCTGTTGCGTTGACGTTGGGTGCGTCAGACATCCGCACCGGTTTCGCTCTGCGCCATCTTGAAGTGCATGAGCGCCTCGTTGCAGCTGGTCACCAGCTCCGCAGCCAGTGCCACCTCCTCGTGGTGACCCGGCTTCCGGTTGCTCATGCGGCGTGCCTCGGTGTTGGTGGTGTGCAGCAGCTCCATGAGCTTGTCCTCGCACTCCTGTGCGTACTCCTCGAGCGCGTACCGCATCGTCGTCCACGCCTCCTGCGTGGCGTTCTCGACGAAGTGCTGCACGAAGTTCTCGAAGCGAGTGCGTGCGTCCTCGTCGTCGTGGTTGATACGGAACAGCTGCTCGGTAACCTTCTCGATTCCCATTTCAGTGCCCTCTTCTGTAGGCAGACTGGTGGTATGTAATTGTGGTTGTTGCCTTGTTTAGGTGTTGCTGTATGTAATTGTTTTTCTTTTTATTCTACAGCAGGTCGCGAGAACCTTTCAAGCCCTTTTAGCGACCCACTTTGAAGGTGTGCTAGCTGTGTTGCTTTGTGTTGCTTTAGCCGTCACACGGTCAAGGAGGCACACAGCACCACACGCCCTGTGTTGTGTGCAACCTTCACCTTGTTCGGTGAGTGGATTGGGTTAGTCGAGCACGTAGCCGACCGACACCCGCTCGCTGGGGGCCACGTTTACGTAGTCAGCCACCCAGTACTCGTACTCTCTGTTCGCGAGCACGTTGGTGAGGTCGTTCTCGTAGGCCCAACGTGCCTGCTGGTGCAGGGTGTTGTGGAGGTATGTGGCAGCAGGTGCGTCCATCTGAAGGGCTCCTTGGTCTTGTTCGAGTCAGCGCATTGAGGTGGCGGTCAGGTGGCGTCCTTTGACACAGCGCTCACCACGGGCACACATGCGAGCAGCCGGTTCCGTCTGGTGCTTGCAGGCCACCTCGTTGGTGGTGCGGTGGAGGACCAACCACGGTCCGAGGATGTTCGGGTTCTTGGTGCTGGGTTGGATCGGAACTGCCTTGTAAGGGCTGGGCAGGTAGTGCTCCTGGTAGTCGCCGCCCCAGTGCAGTGACAGTGTGTGCGACATCGTTGTCGGCTTTCTGTTGGTGGGTTTCGTATACGCTTGTGTCTACTTTTCGGTCCGTGCTTGCCCATACATAGAACACTACAATACAACCAGCACCACCTTGCGGTGTTGATTCTATTATAGAGTAGTACCTACGGGTAAGTCAACGGGACTAGACGATTCGTTACCAACATGTAACACTATGGTAATGTAACAACCGTCCATAAGAGTCTATATAAGTGACGATAGGTCTATAGACCGCGCTTGTTATATACTGGTAACAACCTGATTGGCGTAGTGACCTAGGTCGCTATGTGTTACCGTGTATAGGGTAGAGTCATGTTACAGGTATATAGTAGAAGTGTTTAAGGTGTCTCATAGAGATTTTATAGTCATAGGTAAGGCTCGCGTTGACCTTTACTTTTACAAGGTAACATGGAGCGCAAACGATCCGGATAGGAATGTCTAACCTGTCTCTTTGAGGTATTAGTATATGTATTATGTATTATATGTTATATATAGTTATATTGTTACTGAAACGTCACCTCTTTTTTTCTATAGAGCCTCAAAGCCTCAATGATACCATATTATCCCATTGAGGCTTGATCCTTTAGGTGAGCTTGTAACCTACGTGTCGACGCGTTACCGAAGGTCGATGACCTCAGAGGTGTCGAGCTCCGCGTCAGGGTAGAAGAAGAAGTGGGATGCAGGTTCGGGGTTCCAAGTGGTCGGAGGAGGCACATCAGGGAACTCGTTGAAGGGTGTACCTGTGGGTGTCGGTGAGGGGACCGTGGTTGGGGTACGGTGGTTGTACACATCCTCGTAGCAGTGCTTGGCATCGTGGTACGCGTCCATGCATACCTTGTACTGCTTGTCCGAGTCGGGTGCCGTCGCGTCGCTGATGGTTCCGTAGATGGAGATTACGGCCACCGCCGTACCGACTGACGCCCAGATGCGCCCTTTACGAGTGGCCGGAAGTTTGATCTTCATGAGATGTCTAGACCTCCTTGTCTGTGTAGGTGGGTATACTTGCAGGTAGGGGTAGGGTACTCTACCACCTTGAGAGGGTGGTGGTACCCTACCCAACCAACCAGTACACCTACTACTTGATGTTGTTCTTCTTGCAGTACTTCACGAACCACTCAACGAGATCGGAGTGCTTGACGAACTTCTTGTTGTTCTCGAGGTAGGAGGGGATCATGTTCTTCTTCGTGTAGGTGTAGAACATCTGAGGAGGGAGAACCTTGTCGACCCCCATCTTGACGAACTCTTCGTTGATCACCTTCGCGCACTGATAGGGGGAGTAGGACTCCTCCGAGATGGGAACCTCCACCTCGAAAAGCTGGGTCTGGTTGGGGTCGATCTGGATGTTGGTCTGCTCGGACATGATGCATCCCTTCATGTAGGGCTCAACTTGAACTCGTACTGATTCGGTACGAGGAGGGCTATACATATACTGGTTAGGTAGATGTATATCCTTCTTCGTATCGAAGTAGCTTCGATACTGAGAGGATGTTGTTAGGAGTTACACTCACATTTGTTAGTAGCGCTACGTACAATGTAGCATGCGGGACACAATTTGGTGAGATTGGTTTGGCGCTTAATTGGTTTGCGATTGAAGGGGTGAGTAGGGTTGCTTGTGTTGTTGTGATACTCTCCCTTTTGATTGTATCGAAACTCTTGAAAGTTTGAGTGTGTGAGTGACATAATATATCTCCTATATTTTTGTGAGATGTGTGGTATGTAATATTATGTGTAGTTGTGTAGTATGTTGATTATTGAGTTGTTATAAAATTGTGAGTTGATGTTGTGTTGTTTTTTTTTTTATTTTTTGTTTGTAACTATATTATATCGCATAACGCAAGATCCATACAAGACCCGTGGGGTACCATTGGAGCAAGGAGTAAAAGCATGTGTTACTGTAAGTCACCATGTTCTTGTGTGACACCTGTTGTACCATATAATATACAAGGAGACGAAGGAGGTGCCTCAGCATGGCAGACCGTGATGGGTGGGTCAGCGACGACGACCTGAGCGAAGCCACTCAGCTCGCCAGGTCAGTCTACGGCGCCAACGCCTCCAGCACCTCAGGCATCAGCGCCACGTTTGCAAAAGCACAGGCGTCGAAGATCTTCGAAGAGAATGCTGCGACAGCCGCCACCACGCTCGTCACGCTCGCCAAGTCTGCGCAGAATGAGTCCGTGCGGCTGAAGGCGGCCGAGTCGATTCTCAACCGCGCTCTTGGCACGCCTGTCTCGGCCGACAAGCTCGGAGACCAGACAGGGCAGCTGGACAAGCTGTTCGAGGCGCTGGGCGACAGCGAGGACACAAACCAGCCTGACTACTCGACGGCAGAGGGCCCGTCCACTGACTGACTGACTGACTGACTGACTGACAGACAAGCTACTGTAACTGCCAAACGTTAGAGTACGTTACAGCAACAGAGGGCGTGTGGTATTCGGAAGGCGGTAGACCGTGGCTGCGCATGTTTCTTGGGAGGCTTACGCCCGCACAGTGGGCTACAGGCCGCACCCTGAACAGCGCAACTACCACCGCAGTAAGGCACGCTTCAAGGTTCCGGTTTGCGGGCGGCGGTTCGGTAAGAGTACGATGGCCGCCCGCGACCTGGGGCCGAAGTTGATCGATCGCTCCGGTGGCTGGTTCTGGATTGTCGGTCCGACCTACGACCTTGCGGAGAAGGAGTTCCGCATCCTATGGAACGACCTGATGGTGGGCCGCAAGCTTGTAGAGGACAAGAGGGTCAAGCGCGCCTACAACAAGAAGCAAGGGGAGATGTACATTGAGTTTCCTTGGGGTACTCGCGTTGAGTGTCGTTCTGCACGTCATCCTGATACCTTGGTTGGTGAAGGTCTTTCTGGCGCGATCATGTCGGAGGCCGCGAAGCAGCACGAGGAGACGTGGAAGCGTCACGTTCGTCCGGCACTGAGCGACAAGCGAGGCTGGGCCACCTTCCCAACAACGCCTGAGGGGCAGAACTGGCTGCACCGTCTGTGGCGACTGGGTAGGAACCCTGATCACCCGGCGTATGAGTCGTGGTCGTTTCCGAGTTGGAAGAACACCCACATCTATCCTGAAGGGTTTATGGACCCCGAGATCCAGGAAATGTTCAACACCACGAGCAAGGACTGGTTCAACCAGGAGATCGGCGCCGACTTCACGGCCTTCGTGGGGAAGATTTACAACGAGTTCCAGGAAACGGACCACGTTCAGACCCTGACCTTCAACCCGAACTGGCCGAACTACATTGCCTTTGACTGGGGATTCACGAACCCGTTGGCGGCAGTAGAGTTTCAGGTCGGTCCTTCGGACCAGGTGCACGTATGGCGAGTGCACTACAAGGCAGGTCTGACGATCCCTGACCACGCTCGCATGATGATGGCGCGCGAGCAACCGCCGGGCTACCACATTGTGATGGGCTTTGGCGACGCTGCCGACCCCGAAGCCGCGCTGCAGATGACGCGTGAGCTCGGGATTCCGGTTATCACCGACAACAAGGCCAAGGATAACTGGCGTCAGGGCATTGAGCTGGTCAAGCGGTTCCTGAAGCTCCGCGTGATTGGTGAGGACCTCGATGGTGTTCCCATCGAAGAGTCGCTCATGAAGATCGACCACAGCTGCGAAGAACTGGTCGACGAGTTCAACAACTACAAGGTCAAGAAGAAGCCACGCACGCAGGAAGACCAGAACGCACCGGAGATTGCGGCCAATGCGGCCAACCACGCCCTGGATGCACTGCGATATGGCCTGATGCACATCTTCGAACTGGGTGCAACGGCCAGTTTGAGTGACATCTACGGCTCTGATGGCTTCGCACAGACCAGTAGTGGTCTGTATGTGCCGCAGGATACCAACCCTAACGCCGGGTTGTTCGTTGCACAAGCCCCCGATGCAGACGGATGGATTGACGACATGGCAGGGATCTTCACGCAGAGCGGGGTGTTCTGATGGGTAAGAGCCGGAAGTCGGGACGTAGCAACCCGCGCCAGCAGCGTAACCAGCCGGCTGCTCCTGTCACTCTGACGAAGCCGCGCAACATCCACCTGAACGAAGTGCTCGACACGTACGATCTTGTCGACGCGGACACCGAAACCAGCGTGCTGACCGTTGCTGAAAGGCCTGGTCAGCAGTTCGCCAACACTCAGCAGGTCGACTACCGCGAGCTTGGGTCGGCTGTTTCGAGCCCTTGGACCAGTTGGCTCGGCAGGGAGTACAACAACGTTCTCCGCGGCCACAATGGTCTGCGCAAGTACGACGAGATGCGGCGCTCTGACTCGACGGTCAAGGGTACGCTGAAGCTGGCTAAGACACCGATTCTGGGCGCGCGCTGGTACATCGAGCCGGCAAGCCAGAGCAGCCGCGACATCAACGTGGCGAAGAAGATCTGGTGGAACCTCACCGAAGGTATGTCGACGAGCTGGCCGCAGTTCCTGACCGAGGCCTTGCTGATGCTGGACTTCGGCTACTATATGTTCGAGAAGGTCTTCACCGACCAGAACCCGAACGCGCCTGCAGGTATGGGTGTGACGTGGAAGAAGTTCGGCCCGCGCCACCCGATGGATGTGACGGAGTGGCTCACCGACGCCAACGGTGGGCCGGCAGGTGTTCGGATGATGAACTCGGATGGTCACGAGATTGCCATCCCCATCTCGAAGCTGCTCGTGTTCACGAACGAGAAGGAGGCCGGCGACATGACCGGCATCTCCTTGCTTCGTGCAGCCTTCAAGCCGTGGTACTTCAAGTCGCAGCTCGAGAAGATCGACGCGATCCAGAAGGAGCGTCACGGCATCGGCATCCCGATCATCAAGCTGCCGGTCGGCTACAAGCCTGAGGACAAGATCCTCGCACAGAACCTGGGGCGCAACCTTCGTACGAACGAGCAGGCTCACATCGTGCTCCCTCCGATGTGGGAGATCCTGTTCGCCGACATGAAGGGTCAGCCTGTTAACGTACTTGACTCGATCAAGTACCACAATGGCGAGATCGTCAAGAACATCCTGGCTGCTTTTATGGACGACCCGTCCGGTAGTGGCAAGGACGACGACCGAATCCTCTTCTTGAAGAGTGCACGGTTCGCCGCCGATATCGTCGTTGACGTGATCAACAAGTACGCCATCCCCGAACTTGTCGATTACAACTGGCAGCGTGTCGGCTACCCGAAGATCTGTGCCCGCCGAATCGGTGAGCAGGCGGACTGGAGGACGATGTCCTTCGCGATCCGCAACATGGTTGGTGCCGGTATTATTCGGCCCGATGACAGGCTCGAGGAGAACATCCGTGAAGAAATGGACCTCCCTGCTGCGGATCCTGAGACGGTTCGTCTTCCGCCGACACCCCAGAATGGAGCTGCCGGTGGACCTGCGCCCGTTCCTCCAGGAGGACAGGCTAGCACACCTACTCCGCCTGGTCCAGGACGAGCAGGCCCGCCTCGGCAAGCCCCGGTCCCCACGGTGGGGGTACCTCGTCCCAATGCCGGAATCGACCGTTCAGGGAGCTGATCATGCCGAATCTGTACGTAGGGAAGCCGGTCAGCTACCTGACAAAGACCACAAACGGTCCGTGGAAGTGGACGGCTGCTAGGGTTGCTTCGGTCGTGAGCGCCTCTGTCGTCAAGCTGGTTTCGAATCAGGGCGTTCCGCTGAACGGAAACGGGAACGTGAACCTCCGTTCGACCCATGGTCAGACGAACGTCTGGAAGCACCACTGACAACTACATGAAGATCGTGCGTGTGGAGGTTGGAATCACCTTCCCGCGTGTTACAGTAACAGACAATCCCGTTGTAGTCCAAGGTTAACCTAGGTGAAAATTACCGAGAAGGGAGGTTCCTCAGATGGGACAGTACGGTCTTTGGGTCGACGTCAGCGGCATCAAGTTCGACGAGTCGGAAGGTACGTGGATCCAGGCGCTCCCGCTCGGAACCTACGAACATCCTGAGTACGGCACGATCGAGATCACGCCGGAAAAGGTCGCACAGTTCGCTCAGAACGTGGCGAACAAGGTTCGTGGTCAGGATCTCGACATCGACTACGACCACAAGCAGCGCGATGGCGTCGCTGCAGGCTGGGTCACGGCCGCCGACGCTCGCGCAGACGGGCTCTACCTGAACGTGAAGTGGACCGACAAGGCCCTCAAGCACCTTCAGGACAAGGAGTACCGCTACTTCTCCCCGGAGTTCACCGACGAGTGGACGCACCCGGCGACGCAAGCAGTCCACAAGAACGTCCTGTTTGGAGGTGCGCTCACCAACCGACCGTTCCTGAAGGGTATCCTTCCGATCAACCTCTCGGAGTTGATGATGGCAGACGGGCCGACGCCGCCGGGTGGTGGCGGAAGCGACAGCGGTTCGAGCGGTGGCTCGAGCGGTTCCAGTGGCGGTTCGAGCGATGCTCCCCAGTCGCAGAGCGCCGACAAGGTGGTCAGCGAGCTCGCGGGCCTCCTCAAGCTCCCGAACAACTCGAGTCCGGACCTGGTTCTGGGCGCGATGATGATGAAGCTCGGGACGACGGGTGGCGGCGCTCCGCCGAAGCCCAAGGACAACAACGACGACGGCGGTGATGGTGGCGACGGTACGCCGAACCCGCCGAAGCCCCCGGCACCCGCGCACCCCGCGCCGGCGCCCCAGATGAGCGAAGGAGGTGCCGGCGACGTGACGGGGATCCAGCTGTCCGAAGAGGACAAGAAGAACCCGACGACAGTGGCGCTGGCGGAAGCCGTGCAGCGGATGGAAGGCCTGATCACCACGCAGGCCAACGTCATCAAGGGTCTGTCCGCGGACAACGCCAAGTACAAGGCGAGCGAGGTCCTCGACGGCATTGGCGAGGGCAACGTCAAGCTGTCGCCGGCAGCCAAGGATGCCGCGCAGGCACTCATGCTGTCGGAGAAGCCCGAGGAGCGCGCACAGGGCCTGAAGGACCTGCTGACGACGATCACCAAGGGCGCGGCGACGGTTCAGTTCGGCGAGATGGGTTCGGCGGGCAACCACGGCGGCGGCAAGTCGGCGATCAAGGCCTTCAACGAGGCGGTCTCGGAGCTGCAGAAGACGAACGAGAAGATGTCGTTCAACGAAGCCGTGCACCAGGTCGGTGTCCAGAACCCCCAGCTGCAGCTCGACTACCTCGAGGCTGTCCGCTCGGGCGAGACGGTCTGAGGGGAGGTAGAGAGATATGGCGGGTCCCAACTTCGTCCTCGACAAGGGCTTCAAGGTCGCCGCGGCGGCTACGAACGTCCAGGCAGGCCGATTCTGCAAGTTCAACGCCGGCACGACCGGCGACACGGTCACGACCTCGGCAGCTCCCACTGCTGGTGCTGCTCCGCTCGCCGCGGAGTTCATCGTCGGTGTGTACCAGGACGAGATCGTCGGCATGGACGCGGCCAAGGTCGCGACCGGCAAGGCCACGATCAACGTCCGCATGCTCGGCATCAGTCGCATGATCGCCGGCGCTGCGGTCGTCATCGGCGCACGAGTCACCTCCGACTCAACGGGTCGGGCCGTGACGGCGGCTCCGGCTGCCGGCGCGAGCATCCAGGCTCCGGGTGTCGCCCTCACGGCTGCGGCCGCTGCGGGCGACCTGATCGACGTCTTCATCAACCCGGTCGGCGTCGCGACCAACGGTGGTACGTGATGCCTGTCACGATGCCGATCTGGTCCGAACACTCCGCCAACCAGCCTCAGGAAGGAGGTGCTCGCTAAATGGCAGCATACAGCCCGTCGGGCAGCGGCAACGTCCACGTCGATCAGGTCCTCACGAACATCTCGATGCAGTGGCCTGGCAACACGGACTTCGTGGGCGAGCAGCTGTTCCCGTCGATCAACGTCAAGAAGCAGTCGGACAAGTACTACATCTACGATCGTGAGACCTGGAAGCTCGAGATGCACGACGTGCGAGCGCCCGGGTCGGTTGCCAACGAGATTCCCGGTCCCCGGATCTCGCTGGACACCTACTACGCGAACGAGCACTCGCTGCAGATCGCGGTCACGGACGAAGAGCGTACGAACGCCGACGCTCCGCTGACGCCGGATCAGGACGCCACCGACATCGTCACCATGCGGATCCTGCTGGGCCGCGAGAAGGCGATGAAGGACATGGTGACGAACACCGCCAACTACGCCGCCGGCATGAGCGTCACGCTCACCACCGGTGCGGGCGGTACGTCATGGAACACGTCGAACTACAGCACCTCGGACCCGATCTCCGACGTGCGTACCGGCATCCGTGCGATCCACTCGAAGATCTTCACACCGCCCACGGTGGCGGTGGTCCCCTGGCTCGTGATGTCGAACCTGGAAGACCACCCGGACTTCATCGAACGGATCAAGTACTCCGAGCGCGGCATCATCACGCAGGAGATCATCGCGGCGTTCTTCGGCATCCCGAAGATCATCGTGCCCGGCGTGGGCTACTCCACCGCGGCGACGGGCGTTCCGGTCACCGGCGCGAACGTTACCTACCTCTGGGGCAAGGACGTCGTCCTCGCCTACGTGCCCGGCCGTCCCGGCATCAAGCAGATGGGCACCGGCTACGAGTTCGTCTGGGGCTACCCCCAGGACCAGGTCGTCGATCGGTGGCGTGAGGACCCGCGCAAGTCGGACCTCATCCGCTGCTCGCGTCGGTACGACCTGAAGCTCGTGGGTCAGGAGGGTGACGGCCTGTTGGTCACTGCCTACCTGATCAAGAACGCGATCGCCTGATGTCGGCGTACGTGTTCAACAACATGAAGGTCGGGAACCTCATGGTTCGCGACGCGGGCAGCGGCGTGGACCTGGGCCTGTCCCAGGAAAACGTTCCCGGCGTCCAGGGCGTGGTGTCGGTCAATCTGAATCTGGCCTACACCAGCCCGCAGTCGGTGCCGATCGACCCCCGCAAGAACTACAAGGTCACCATCGAGGAGGTGTAGAGGATGACGGATTACTACGCAACCACCCAGATCTCGGTCAACACGGCCGACGAAGGACGACCGCGCAAGATCGAGTACTTGCCGCCCTACAAGGCCGCCGGTCAGGACGAGTGGGAGGAAGCACTCGGCGAGGACCAGTTCGAGGCCTTCGTCAAGGAGGGCGTTCTGGTCGAGGTGACCGAGGACACCAAGGTCGACGAGCAGGGCTTCATCCACTTCAAGCGGATCGGGTTCGGCAGTTCCGTGGTCGACGACCCCAACGCTCCGCCGGACGAGGACGTCGCCAAGCAGCTGACGGACGAGGACGTCGAGACCGCGAAGGCGCAGCGCGGCGAGGGCACCGGCCAGCCGCCGGGTCTGGGTACCGAAGCGAAGACGGACGACGGCAAGTCGGCCACCGAGAGCGGTACCGTGGTTTCGAACGACGCGGCTTCCGTGCGCGCCGAGGAGACCGAGGCCAAGGGTGGACCGGCAGCCAAGCCTGCGGTGAACGAGGCGGCCAAGCCGGTCGCGGCTCAGGAGCCCGGTTCCCAGGGGAGCTCGGGCAAGGCGGCGGGCAAGGCCTCGCCGCAGGCGAAGAAGTAGTCTGGAGAGGAGGGTAGGCTCATGGCGCGGATTGTAGTCGCTGATGCACAGGCTTGGCTCGACGGAACCAAGCTGACCATTGCGACGCTTGAGCCTGCCCTCCTCGCTCAGGTCGAGTCCCAGATCGTCTCCTCTCTGGACAACGCTTTCGACATTACTGGTTGGGTGGACGACACCACCACGCCGGCGATCGTCAAGACCATCATTGCCATGAACTACGTGGCATGGCTGTACGACAGGTCGTACAGCGAAGATCAGGAACAGGGTAACGACTACGCGGCTCTCCTCCGTGCGCAGGCAGCTGCGCTACTGGCAGGATTGGTAGACGGTAGTATCGTCATCCCTGGACAGGAGACCGAGAACATCGGTACTCCCGAATTCTTTCCGACTGATGCCTCCTCCGTGCTTGCTCCGACAGACCTTGAGCCTTCGCTCGGTCCTGCGAGCTTCAACATGTGGGGAGTCTTCTGATGCCTGCCTTCCCTAACGTACGAGGCCTGCGCCTCCATGATGGCATTGTGTCTTTTGAGTTCAAGCCGAGTGTCGGCATCCTGGCACGGGACATCGACAAGCTCGGCCTCGACATCCGCTCATTCCGAGAGCCGTTGCGGCGCGCTGTCAAAGAAGTCATGATCCCTTCGATCAAGAAGAACTTCACTCAGCAAGGGCGTCCTGGGTGGGAGCCCCTCGCGGAGGACACGCAGCTACTTCGGGACCGCCTCGGTCTGAGCGGACCTATCTTGCGGCGTACTGGTGCGCTGATGCGAAACATGGGTTACACCACCATGTGGGACATCACGCAGGACTATGCCATCATCAAGGATCTTCCGCCGCGTGTTTGGTATGGGAAGGTCCACCAAGAGGGCATTAGCACCATGCGCACTCGTATGAAGAACGAGATGCAGAAGGCTGCTAAGAAGGGCTTTAAGCTCTCCCCGGGCGAGGCAGCCAAACGTGTTCAGAAGCAGATCGACGCCGACATTTTGTCTGGCAAGGCAGCGAAGCATAGCACCACGAATATACCTGCACGGCCGTTCGTGATGTTCCAGGATGAGGACTACGACGCTATCGGTGGTGTCTTCAACAAGTGGCTCGGTGAACGTGCTGCTAAAGCCGGCTGGAAGGGGTAGTCATGGCTGACCCTTCCGACCGTCTCGTCGATGTCACCGATGCGGTCTACCAGGCGGTACTCGCCAAGAAGGTCGATGTTGGCCTGCAGGACGTCTGGTTCGGCGAACACGACAAGCTTCCACGTCTGCCTGCTGTCTGTGTGATCGGTGACACCAAGGAGCGGGAAGACCGTGGCGCTCCTCGACTGGTCACCAATACGTTCAGAGTCAGGTGCGACCTGTACGTTGTGAAGATCAGCACACAGGCAGACATCGACCGTGACGCACTCACACTGGCAGACGACCTCGAAGAGGTACTGCATGAGGATCTCACCTTTGGTGGCATCGTCATCGGTAGTCTGGTGAGATCCAACGAGCAGGGCGTAGTGGATAAGGCAGGGACGAGGTACCGTACGGCACGCCTCACCCTGGAGTTGATCAACCGTACGATGTTGCCGATGAGACCGGGGTACAACCAATGAGGCACTACTTGAAGGTGGACCTGCCGGAGCTGGCAGGCGCGAAGCGTTTGGTCGAGGTTCCTGGTCTCGGGGCTGTCATCAACCCGGGCACTTACGAGGTGCCCGAGGAGCTGCTGCCGCAGTTCAGGCAGCTGCACGGCTACGAGCTCAGGGATGCTAACTTCCAGCCGGGGGTCGAGTACGTCGAGGTCGACGATCAGGTCCACCAGGACGACCCGGACGCGATCAAGTCCACAGCGTCGATCGAAGAGAAGACGCAGGAGCAGATCGAGGCCGAGTTCGAAGAAGGGTCGGCCGACAACGAAGCCCGCGAGGCCGAGCAGAAGAAGGAAGGTGACAGCTGATGACGAGTCCTGGCATCGGCGGTGGCGGCTTCATGGGCATTGCCCTGGAGCAGCTCGCCCCTCCCGTGCAGACAGCACCCTCGACGGCCACCAGTGGTGGCACGCTTGCTGCTGGCACGTGGCGCTACATGATCACAGCGATCAACGCCAACGGTGAGACGCTGCCCTCCAACGAGATGTCTCAGGTCACGACTGGTGCCTCTTCGACGGTCACGGTGAACTGGAACGCCGTCGTCGGAGCAACCGGCTACAAGGTCTACCGTGTGCTCGCCGTCGGTGGCGGTACGGGTACGGAACTTCTGCTCACCACGCTCGGCAACGTCCTCACCTACATCGACACCGGCGCTCTCACTCCGGCGGGGGCGTTGCCGACCGTCAACACCGCAGCCAATCCGAACACGTACTACGCACCGACCAAGTTCTTCCCGTTCCTCACCGAAGGTCTGTCCTACAAGCAGGACACGCAGTGGCGCCGGCCGATCCGTCAGAACGTCGACAACCTCGGTGGTGTGCCGGGGAACGTCAACACTGAGGGTGACGTCGAGATGGAAGCCCTGATGGACGTCGCTCCGTACTTCCATGCGGCATCGAGGTGCGGCATCGTCAAGTCCGGTCCCGTGTCGAGCATCTACACCTACGTCGCAACGCCGACGGCTGCTGGTGTTGCCACACGCACGCTGTCGATCACCATCGTCCGAAACGGTCGGGTGTTCGGCTACACGGGCTGTGTCGTCGGGACGTTCAAGTACTCGATCGACAACGGCATGCTGAAGGCGACCTACTCGATCATCGGATCGGACGAGGCGAGCCAGAGCCTCCCCGCACCGACGTACACCAACCAGCTGCAGCCGTTCGGCGCCGGCGAGTACGACATCGAGATCCCCACCGCCACACAGGTGTTCGATGCCGACACGTTCGAGGTCTCGGTCGAGGACAACGCTGCGGCACAGTTCCGTCTGAAGAACACCGGCCGCGGTGCGCAGTTCGTCCAGTTCGGCGAGCGCAACGTCACAGTCTCCACCGAGCGAGACTTCCTCAGTCGAACCGAGTACGACGCGTACAAGGCGCTGACTGCTCAGGCAATCATGCTGAAGGCCGTCAAGGCAACCGGCGAGGTCTTCCAGTTCGACATGCCGTCAGCGATCAAGGATACGTACGAGATCGCACTCGGCGGCCAGGGTGATCTCGTCAGGGCCAGCATCAACTACATGGGCACCTTCGACGTCGCGACACAGAAGTCCTACACCCTCACCATGAAGACGCTGGAATCCGTTCCTGTGTGATCGGGCGTGTGGAGTTGTAGGTTGCACCACCCCGAGTCTATAGATCGAAAGGTCTCTCTTCGGGTCTAACTAAAAAGGATCAAGCCCCGCGTAATGATATTAGGGGTAGGGCTAAAAGGAGTCTAACTAAGGTCTAGATGGGTTAGACTCCTTATAGACTACCCGAGGCTTCTAAGAGTTGAGGAGCTCAAATGCCTCGTGCAACAGTCGATACCACCGCCACAGTGCGGAAGGAGCTGACGACCCTTCCCGATGGGTACGTCGTGCTTCGCAAGCTTCCGTACGGAGCGAAGCTCCAGCGCTCCAGCGAAGCGATGAAGATGACGATGGAGATGGGACGCGGCCGCGGGAAGAAGAACGCGAAGGCCGACGTCGAGATGCTCCAGCACGCATCGACGCTGTTCGACTTCAGGCACTGCATCGTCGAACACAACCTCGAAGACGAGACTGGGCGTACGCTCAACCTCCACGACCCGAACGACATCAACAACCTGGACCCGCAGATCGGCGAAGAGGTATCGAACCTCATCGACGAGCTCAACAACTTCGAAGCGGACGAAGAGGCCAAGGAGGATTTCGGAACAGGGTTCGGTCCTCAGTCGTCCTGAATCGAGACCCGGACCCAGACATCTCGTTCTGGATTGAAGCAGCGCACACCTGTAAGGCGCTAGGCGTCCTCCCCCGACAAGGTGGACTGTTCGACCAGGACGCAGAGGATGTGTTCAAGATCCAATGCGTCCTCGCGGCAGATGCCGAGTGGGAGAGGAACGAGCGAGAGAGGCAGAGACACTAATGGCCCTCAGCACACGAGAGCTACTCCTCATCCTCCGTGCGCGGGATGAAGCTTCTCGTATGCTGAACGGCATTAGTCGTGGCTTTGGCAACGTCGACGATGCTGCCATGAAGGCTGCCAGGAACCAGACAGCTGCAGGGTCGGCACTAGTTGGTTTAGGTGTTGGCATTGCAGGTGCCGGTGCAGCAGCACTTGCCTGGATGGCTGGTACCGTTAAGGATGCTGCTGACTTCGAACAGCAAGTAGCACGAGTGGCTACTCAGACTGACAAGGTGAAGGTCAGTCAACAAGAGCTCGGCAAGGTCGTTAAGACTGTCGCTAAGGACGTTGCAGTTCCGATCGAAGAGCTCAGCTCTGGTCTGTACGACATCTTCTCCTCGATGGATGTTTCGGTACCACAGGCGCAACAGCTCTTGGAAGCCTTCGCTAAGGAGGCTGTTGCTGGTCAGGTGAGCATCCAGGACGCTTCGCGCGCCACGATCGGTATTATGAACTCCTTCCACATCCCGGTATCGAAGGTTAATGACGTCCTCGACGTGCAGTTCCAGCTGGTTCGGAAGGGTGTCGGTACCTTCCAGGAGTTCTCCACGGCGATTGGTAAGGCAACCCCGTCGGCTACACGCGCAGGACAGAGCGTCCAGCAGCTTGCCGGCATGATGGCCTTCATGACCCGAAACGGTATGACCGCCGCCCAGGCAGGAACTTCGGCCGCTCGCGCCTTCGATGCGCTCGCGAACCCGAAGGTTGTCCAGCGTCTGGAGAAGATGGGCGTCACCGTTCGCGACAACAAGGGCGAATTCCGTGGCATGTCGGAGATTATGGCCGACCTTCAGAAGAAGATGTCTGGTCTAACTGACCCTCAGCGCGCGGCTGCCCTCCAGCAACTCTTCCTGGGTGCGGGTGGAACTATTCAGGCACGGCGATTCTACGACATGGTGCTCAAGGATAAGGGCGCTGCCGAGCAGTTTGTTGGTCTTGTTGGCGACATGCAGAACGCCTCTGGTGCGTTTACTGGCGCGTATGACCAGATGGCAGGCACTGCTACGAGCAAGACTCAGGTCCTGAAGAACCAGTGGGAGCTAGTTCGTATTGAGGTCGGCGAGGCTTTGATGCCTGTCTTGACCGAACTGCTTAAGATCTTGTCTGCTGTACTCGGTTGGTGGAACAACCTCAGCGAGGGAACGAAGAAGACCATCATCTGGATCGCTGCAGGAGCGGCAGCGTTTGCTATTGTGCTAGGCGTACTCATTGCTGTCGCCGGCGCGATCATGATGGTTTCCGGTGCTGCAGCAGCCCTAGGTATCAGTGTTGGTGCCCTCATCGGCATCGGTGCTGCCGTGGTGGCTGCGATTGCGGCCATCATTGCCATCGGATACCTGGTTGTTAAGAACTGGGACTGGATCAAGGCTACTGCTGAGAAGGTCTGGAACGGTATCGTCGGTGTCTTCCAGAGTGTGTACAACTGGATCAAGACCAACTTCGGCGACAAGCTCAATGCCATCTGGCAGGACATCAGCTCTAAGGTTGTCGAAGCTTGGACTACGGTCCGTGACTGGACAGTCAACCTCTGGAACGACATTGTCAACTGGACGTCGAAGCTCTGGGGTAAGATCCAACCCCTCATCCAGCCCATCATCGACTGGTTCGTTGGCATCTGGGACAACGTCAAGAACATTGTCAAGGACGCTCTTGACATCCTGATCTCGACGTTCAAGTTCGCCTGGGATACAATCGTTGCAGTCCTGAAGGGTGCCTGGCAGATCGTCTCCGGTGTCATCATGGGCATCTGGAACGTGATCAAGGGCCTGATCGACTTCATCGTTGGCATCTTCACCGGTGACTGGCAGCTCGCATGGGAAGGTATCAAGGAGATCTTCACTGGCATCTGGGATGCCATCAAGGGGATCTTCGAAGGTGTCTGGACTGCGATTAGTGGTATCGTTGAAGCAGGCATTACGTTCATCAAGGACACGCTCAAGCCTGCAATGGACTTCATCAAGAACATCGTACAGGTCGCCCTCGAGGCTCTCTACCAGACGTGGATGTTCACTTGGAACGCCATCAAGGGTCTCTTCAAGCCGATCATCGATGGCATCATCAGTGGCATCCAGGGACTGGTCAACGGCATCAAGAAGGGCTGGGACTTCCTAGTCAGTACGACTGACAACATGCGGAGGGTCATTGGGGAGAAGATCAACAACGTCATCCAGTTCTTTAGGGATCTGCCTGGTAAGATCTGGGGCATGATCTCAGGCATCGGCAACTGGCTCTACAATGCCGGTCGCGATCTGATCCAGGGCTTGCTCAACGGCATTGCTAACTTCGCAGGTAGGATCAAGGACAAGCTGCTCGACATCGTTCGAGGTGCCTGGAATGCTGCTAAGAACTTCCTAGGCATCAGCTCACCTTCGAAGCTCTTCCGGGAGATGGGTCGTTGGACAGGCAAGGGTTTGGTCTTGGGCTTGGGTGACATGATGGATGACGTTGAAGATGCTGGCGATGCACTTGCTGCGGCAGCAGTGCCAAGCTGGGGCTTTGGTGCTCCTCCCGGTAGCTATGGCGACGACCCGTGGGCAGGGCCTTATGGCGGCGGTGGCTACAACCCGTCGAACGGCTTCGGTCCTGGTCCGTTTGGTTCTGCAGGTACAGGTACGGTCGTTTACCAATCGGTCGGTGTCTACACGGCACAGCTCGACCCGCAGCGTAACGCCTCTGACCTGGGCTATGCACTGGCGAATGGGGTGGCTGGCTGATGTATGTGGGTGACTACGAATTCCGATACAAGCCCGATGGCATCATTCTCAACAACAGTGCCAGCGTACCTTCAGTAGGCAACCCCATCTGGGACATCACGAAGGTCGACGGTATGGACTTGCCTGACGTGAAGGTGAGTTCGAAAGACCATGACGGCTATGACGGTGGTGCCGTCGAGGCTCAGTTCTACTCGCAGCGGACGATCGTCTTGGAGGGAACGCTCTTCTGCCACCCTAGCGACTCCCTCGAGCTCTGGCTTGACAAGCTCAAGAAGAACTTTGCCCCGACAGACTGGTCGCAAGGCTTTCCCCAGTCCGGTGGGTTCTTCTATGCTAAGGCGCCGGGCTCTCCAGAGAAGTTCATTCAGGCCTACAGTCTGGGTGTGAAGTATGTCTGGGATAACACGCGTCGCTTCAACTCGCAGACCTTCAAGATCATGCTCCAGTGTGCGCAGCCACAGTGGTATGCACTGACGGGCAAGACTCTTGGACCTGTAGCGGTTGGTGCAGGCCTGACGTACTACAACGAAGGCAACTACCCCAACACAGGCATCATCAAGATCAAGAACGCTGACAGTGTTGTGAATCCTGTCGTGACGTTGACAGCACCAGGCTTTGGTAGTGCTATCCCTATCACTGCCACCGTACCCGTTGGCGGCTATGAAATCTGGATCGACCTCGGCCAGCGTGTCGTTCTCTTGATGCAGGGCTTCAGCTCGACCAACTGGAGGAACCGAGTCACGAATGAGTCGGGATGGTTCAGGTTTGCTCCTGGTGCGAACGTCATCAAGCTGACGAAGACTAGCGGTGGCGCACCCACCATGACCCTAGACATTCAGGACCAGTGGATCTAACATGGCGAATCCTAACCCGGTATACAGGTACCTGATCACAGACACGTCAAATCCTGGCGTGTCTAATCAGGCGAACTTCATGGGTGAGTTGATTGGCCTGTATGGTCTCTACATGGACAAGAACCTCAGCAAGCCCGGCAACATGACGTTCTCGTTCCGCATCGACAACCCTTTGATGTCACAGTCCAACATGGAGTTCTGGACGCGTCCTGGACAGAGGACCATCTGGGTTTACCGAGACAACAACCTCGCTTGGAGTGGCATCATCTGGTCGAGGACGTATCAGAGCAACGGGCGAGTGGTCAACTGTACAGCACAGACTGCTGATGCGTATCTCGATCGTGTCATCTTCCCGTTCAACTACACCGACTTCCAGTTCCCACACAACCTGATCATCAACCTGTGGGCACAGATTCCTACGATCGTTGGGCTCTACTTCGTTGGTCGCTACCCTGGAGACTTTGCTATCCCTGCACTGCAGGCTGGCTTCGGCTCCGGCTTCACGATCAACGTCGACGGCTACCAGGCCCCGACACTAGCGAGTCTCGTCGACACCTGTGTCAAGTGGGGTGGCGAGTACCGCATGCAGTCGTCGGAATTCAGTGCACTGATTGGGCGCTGGAACGTTCTTGAGGTCGGCATGTGGCCGCCACCTCCAGGGGGTACGGAGTTTACCGTTGGCCTCAAGAAAGCGCAGAAGTCAATCACCATCCAGTACCCAGGTTCCATCGCCAACTACTGGTGGCCGGAAAGCCTTGGTGTTAGTGCAGGTGGTGCATCCTCCGTTTACATGGTTGGTAAAGGTGCCACCAAAGCCGCAACGCCCTTCGGTCTAGTCAACAACAACTCCCTGATCGGCAACACCATGGTCAGCACGTCGAAGAGGGTGTACGACGAAACCATCTCCGTGCAGGCCGACCTGAACGCTGCACTGGCCAACATCGCACCACTGTTCCAGCAGCCGATCACGAACCCGACCTTCGAACTGGATGTCTCGCACAGCGATATCTCACTTCCGTACAACGGTCCGTTCTCCGGATTGGATGTCGGTGACTACTTCGACTACATTGTTACCGACAAGTGGAGGTTTCCGAGCGGGCGTAAGGGCGAGGCACGTGTCGCTGGGTGGGTACTCAAGCCGCCGTCTGATGACGGTCCCGAACAGTTTGGCATTTCCATCGTCGACAGGCTGTCGACCATCACAGCGGACGGTAGCTAATGACTAGTCCATACCACAGCACCAACCCAGCACCGATGCCCGGCCCGCCTCCGAACGCACAGTACGGTCCTGCAGGCCGTGACATCATGGGTCAGTTCGCTGGTACTCGAATGGCCGGTCTGCTCGACAAGATCCGGGAGCTGGAAGCACGTATTACCGTTCTCGAAGTACAGATGTCGCAGAAGGTGTAGGAGGTGAAGTATGGCGTGGCCAGTTAACATCTCGACGAAGACGGTCGTCGGCACCTTCTACGACATGCAGACGGAGCTGCCCGCCTCCGGTAGTGTGACCTTCACCCCGTCACCACCCAATGGCGTGTGGTTTTTGGACCCTGCCGCCACCACGGTAGTGGTGCCTACCCCAACCGTTGCGCAGATGGATGCCAATGGTGCGATCTCCGTTGTGCTACCTTGTACGGATGATCCTGACCTCTCGCCGATCAACTGGACTTGGCACGCCAAGATGGTGTCAGGTACTGGACAGGTTGCTGAGTTCGACTTCAGCCTACCGTCGGCTTCACCTGCAACGGTTGATCTGTCAGCGATCATCAACGTGCCTGCCATCCCTGCACCCCCGGGACTGTATGTCAAGTCGGTAAACGGCATCACTCCGAACGTCAACGGCGACGTTACCGTCTTCACGATCGCGCCTACCATCTTGGACAACCTGTCGGACGTGAACGCACCGACGCCCGCGAACCTGAACATCTTGTCCTTCGACTTGGCTTCAGGTACCTGGATCAAGTCTGGACGCCTGACGACGGTCGAAGCCAACATGGGTGCCTGGTCGGGCGGTACTGCGATCTCCAGGATTCAGGGTCTGGAGAACGCTCGAGCAGTTCGTTACGAGACGAACACGGGCACAAGCTGTGCGAATGCTACGGATACCGACATTCCGTTCGGTACTGTCGTACGTGCTGACACGTCACTGTTCACTGTCTCAGGTGCGAACTACACGTGCGTCAAGACGGGCTTTGTGGATGCAGGAACGTGCATCCGTATGGCAGCAGGCACTACTGGCTTCGAACTCAAGATCAAGTTGAACGGCACGCTTGTCGTTGGTACAAACGGCCTTACTGGACTACAGGCGAACATCTGGACTGGCTTCCCTGTGACAGCAGGTGATGTCATCAAGACGTCCGTCTTCCACAACTCTGGCTCGGCGAAGCCATTGGAGACAGGTGCTGGGCGACAGAACCACATCGTGCTCGAATATCGTGGTACGTAGGAGGTAGACGTGTCGCCCTATAAGGATCTGTATCACGCGAAGCAGCCCCACGAGATCTGGTGGCTGTCCGTGTTACTGCTCTGGGGCACCTTTGGCGTCTTCGCCTTCGGTCAAGTTGCCTCGGCTTCAGTACGTTCGCTTCCCATACCCTGGGGACACGTGCTGTATGCCGGGCTCGCCATCTGGTCGCTTATCGCTTTGGTTGGAATCTACTGGAGGAAGAACAACCCGCTTGGAGCCATCATCGAACAAGTTGGCCTGGGCGGTCAGTCGTTATACGGTGTCACCTACGCGATCATCATCCTCGGCGTCGCAGGAAAGCCTGGTGCAGGCTTTGGTATCCTGATGGCGGGTCTGTCGGTCGCGAACCTAGTACGTATCTGGCAAATTCAGAGGTATCTGAAGGTTGCTGCTGCGGCTAGAACGATGCTGAGAGAGGATGCATAATGCCACCGTGGGTGCAGATCGTCGTAGCCTTGGGCGGGATAACTGGCCTGGGGGCAGGCGTAGGCTCGCCGTTCTTCATTCGCGCCCAGCTGAAGAAGTTCAAGGCGGACAGCAATGTCTCAGAAGCTACCGCAGCAGAGACTATTCAACGTTCCGCTCAAGCATTACTGGCGCCAGCAGTTGAACGTGCTGTACAGCTCGAGCAGCAGCTGAAGGCAGCGAACACACAGGTCTTCGATCTGACTATAAAGCTTGGCACTGCCAACGCCGAGCTAGCAGATCTTCGCAACAAGATGGACTCCATGTCGAAGGAACTGGTGGCTAAGGAAGCAGAGCTCGAACGCATCAGGAGGGAGTACGGTAATGGCCTACCCGGCGAACATCACACTTAAGACTGTCACCGGCACCTTCCTGAAGGGTGACGGTACTCCCTTCACAGGGCCTACGGCTTCCACCTTCGTCACGTTCACCCCGAAGTATGAGAAGTCGAACTTGATGTGGTTGAAGGATCCTACAGCAGCCACGCCTACGATCTTGGTGCCTGCACCGATCAAGTGCTTCCTCAACGGCTCCGGCCAATTTGCTTGGTCGATGCCTGCTACAGATGAGCCCGACCTCATTCCACGAGGTTGGCAATACGAGGTCTGCATCTTCATGGGTGAGTGGAGTAAGAAGCTTTTCTTGCTGTCACTACCTGTTGCAGGTCCCGGAGTGGTCGATATCTCGACCGTAATCCCGCTATAGAACAGGAGGTCAAATGAGTAATCCCGAAGAGGAACTGGACATCGGCGACTTGGAGAACGAGACCGTCTTCGTTCCCACGCCCGACGATGTCGTTTCGCACGAGCACGACCAGATGCACATGGGCAAGGGACACGAGAACGACTTGCGTGATCCCTGGTTCCACACGCCCGAAGGCCAGGCATGGCTCGAGCAACAGGAAGGGTGGAGTGGGAGCTGATGTCCTACAAGTCCAGCCCTCGCGGCTCGCGCCCCGTCGACAAGATCGCCATCCACACGGCCGAGGGTTCGCGCACGGCTGCCTCGCTCGGTTCGTACTTCTGGCGTGACGACATCCAGGCATCGAGTCACGTCGGCATCGATGCGAACAACACCCTGCAGTACGTGCCGTACGATCGTGCAGCGTGGACGCTCCGTTCAGGCAACCCGATCAGTGACAATGCCGAGATCTGCGGCTTCGCTCACTGGTCGCGGGAGCAGTGGCTGTCCACCGGTACGGTCGACGGCTGCGTGAACCCTCGAGCGATGCTCGATCGTGCTGCTGCGTGGATTCGTTCGCGTAGTCAGGCTCGCGGTGTGCCGATCCTCAAGCTCATCCCCAACCAGGTCGCTGCGGGCTGGGATGGTGTGATCGGTCACGTCGACTGGACCCTGGGAATGGGAGACGGTACCCACACCGACCCAGGGCCGAACTTCCCGTGGGACTACGTCATCAACAAGGCTCTGAGCGGAAGCTCACCTATCATTCCGGAGAAGTACATGAAGTCCTGCCAGGTGCTCAGCCTGCCCAACACCCAACTCTACCAGGACAAGGACGAGGAAGGCTGGGTTCGTCTTCCCTTCTCTGTCGAATCCGGCAGCAACTCGTCC